TTAACCTATCATGGTTCCGCCTTCGGTACCATTCGAAGGCAAGGATTTTCCCGAATCATCAAGGAAACGATTTTTAGCTGCAACTAAATCATCTTCCCTTTTCAGTTCTAATAATTTTGATAAAGCTATTATTCTACTATCCTCATTCAACGATCTAAAAGCTTGTAATAATCGTTCTTCTTCCTGATGTACGGTCAATATACTGTTACTTTTATTTAGCAGATAGTCGGAAGAAACTAAGAAATGCTCCACGATTTTTACAAAAATGTCTATATGTAGAACAAATCCATATTCAAAAAAGTTGAAAACTTCTTCTTCTTCTATACCTATTATGTCTGCTATGAATGAAAAATCCTCATTCCGTTCTTTTGCGAGGTCTTTTAATCGTAGAGAAATCTCGTGATCAAACTTAAAGGGAAGAATCCCGTTTTGTTTTGAACGGCTCTTTTCTCTTAGACCTAATAAGCAATCGGTGGAAACATTGCAAATTTCGGACAATGCATAAAGTATGTCATATGGCATACTTACTCCGGAACAGTAATCGTTTAGTAAATTCACAGATATTCCGAGTTTCTCAGCAATATCTTCATCACTGTAGCCAGTCTTATTTATCCAGTAGCGAATGGTTTCGGCGTTTACGTTTATAAAAGTATTATGCTTTGGGAAAATAGTCTGTCGAGTATCTGATATGCCAAGCATATAATCGACCGAAACCTTAAAATACTGCGATAGCTTAATGAGCATAGATATATTGGGTTCTATGGTATCTGCCTCATATTTAGATATATTTGACTTTGCAGTATCTAAAATCTCTGATAACTGTAATTGTGTGATTTCTCTTTCGGCCCGTAACTCTTTTAGCCTCATACCAAAAGTCATTGGATCACCTCGCTTCCTTTTATATTATATAGTTTCAAAAAATGAAAATCAAGACAGTTTCAATAATTGAATATTTTTTTATAAATCCTATTGACAAGTTCAAAAAAAGAAAGTAATATGTAGACACAAGGTTCAAATTATGAAATATAGAAAGGGGGAGGAGTCATGAGTTCAGTAAAAGCCTTCCGAGAGTCATTAGGCTTAAAACAAGAGGATTTAGCTAAGATAATCCATGTTTCGACAGTCAACTATAGCAAAAAAGAAAATGGTAGTGTTAAATTTTCATTAAATGAAGCAAGGTTGATATCTAAACATTTTAATAAGCCTATTGAAACCATTTTTTTTACAAGCGAAGTTTCAAAAAATGAACCTTTAAATACAGTTTAGCACTGGGAGGTGAAAAATTAAATGGGAAGACGTCCAACAAAAGCAGCAAATAATCCATTCTGTCAGGCCAGATTACAGGCGGCAGAATACAATGAGAAGTTCTTTTCAAAGGAATATGCTGCAGATCAGTTACATATATCCGCAGGACAGTTGCAGGATTATGAACTCGGAATCACAAAATGCATACCTCCGGATAACATTTTAAGAATGGCAGATTTATATAATGCGCCGGAGCTAAGAAATCATTATTGCAGAGAGATGTGTCCATTAGGGTGTGATACTCCTAAATTGGAGCTGGAAGACCTGGACCGTATTACAGTGAAAGCTATGGCAAGCTTCCGCAAAATGGCAGAAACGAAAGAAATCCTTTTAGATATCACAGAGGACGGAATTCTTACAGAAAGTGAAAAACCCGAATTAGAGCAGGTGCTTAAAAATTTGGATGAAGTGGTGGCCATAGCGCAGAGTTTAAAGATCTGGGTGGAAAAAAATACAGATTAGGGGAAGGAGTGACTTAGGTGCAGGCAGTTGTATCATTACCGGATAATCGCAATGGCGTTCTTAAGATATTACATAATGAGGATAGGAACTACTACCTGGTAGGTGATGTTATGAAAATCCTAGGTGTTTCCCGTCCTAAAGCTTATAAAGTAATACGTGCTTTAAGGGAGGAGTTAATTTCGGGAGGAAAGCTTATTGAGGAATATCCCTGCGGAAGAATTCCAAAGAAGTATTTTGACTCCCGATGCGGAATTGAATAGGAGGTAGCTGGGATGCACTTTAATCGGTGTGAAACATGCGGCGCTTATCTTGATCCTGGTGAGCGTTGCGATTGTGAACAGGAGAAAGAACAGGAGACAAAACGATTACAGAAATTGTATGTCAAAGAGGGAAAGTCTGAACAGTTAGCATTTAATTGGGAATTGGACAAGGTGGGGGTGTGAAATGGAGAACAGAGAGAAAGCAGAGCGAATTTTAAATGCTTTGGAAAATGCGAGAGTACCAATATCATGGCACTGCATTGATGAACCAGAGCTTATTAAGGCGATTGCCTTGGAACTCAACCGAATTGATAAGGAAGAGAGGGTGGAGGATGCGTGAAAGCAAGATGTACCATTTGTCTTTTGCATTGGAACGTAAGCGTAATTCAAAAGATACCAAAGACGGGCTATATATGCCCGAAGTGCGGAAAGGCTTTAAGGTTAAAAGGTGCTGCAACAAAGTGATTTTTCTGATTTTTAAGATTTTGGTAAGTACAGCAATTACTTTTCCATGTGCAATATGGGCGATAGAGTATGCCTATATCGAAAGGGGATATAAGGCATACGGTGGGGAGTATTTGTTTATTGCAATGGTGTTCTACATAACATTTAGTTTATTGGAGGTTTTTCTTAGAGATTAAAGGGGGATTGTTTATGAGGATGTGATAATGAATATCCTGTCAAATTTAACTTTGTTTTTAACAGAAACTATGCTGAATATGGAAAAAGAGTGCCCGGCTAATAGCCAAAGCACCCAAATCGACTTACCATATTCTAGCATTGATTTGCAAAAAAATCAATAGAAATATGGAGGTAATCTATGGAAAATTCTTTAACAATTCAAACGGTTCTCAAACAGAGAAACAGTTACAACCTTGCAATCCCTTTTGTGGAATCTGTGCAAGTGAATCCCTATTTCAAATTAAGTGTATCCCTTTTGAATGTGGATACAAGCGAGCAGGCAGCTCAGGTTTTTAAAGTAGGTTCAAAGAGCCTGGGGAACAACCGTTGGGAAGATTTATTCTCTCTAACTAAGCCTTTTTTGCAAAGACTTGCTACGGAAGCGGGTATACAGTTCGCTCCGGGTGCCGGTGATGTTGTGAAGATGGATGAAAACACTTGGAAGGCAAGCGCATTCGGTGCATTGAGATTGCCGGACGGCAGTGTAAGAACCAGCAATAACTTTAAAGTAATTGATTTGCTGACGGAAGAACGAAAATACCGCCTTTCCTATGAGGAAAAAGCCGCTCATGGAATTGTTGATTATAAGGCGGCCAAAGCAGCATCAGAAAGATATTCGGGAGAGTGGAAGGACACCGGCCAGAAAAATGAAAAAGGATATCCCATAAAGATTTTTGTAATCTCAGAGGAAGACAGGGGAAAATATATTGAGCAGAGCTTATTGGATGCCATGGCTCAGTTGAGGGCCAATGCTCCGCAGAAAGCTGCTACAGGTGCAATTCTCCGTGTAATCCGGGATCTGACCGGAGTAAAGGGGACATATACCTTGGAAGAATTAAAGAAGCCATTTGCTGTTGCCCGAATGTCCTTTTCTCCAGACTATAACGATCCGGCCGTAAAGCAGATGATGCTACAACAATGCATGCAGTCGGTAGGCAATCTATTTGGAAATGTACAGCCAGTTACGCAAACTATTTCCATTCCGCAGATGGTGGATGATGAAGATGTTGATATTCCTGCAGAGCCTGTGTCGCCTGATCCGGAATCTCATATTGAACCGCCGGTAAAACATGTCGAGCAAAACGCAGGATCTAGGGAAGCGGCGGAAGAGGATAGAAGTAGAGATTTCTGCTGTGATAAGTGCGGAGAAGTAATACCACCAAAGGTTTGGGATTATTCTTACGAAAATTTTGGACGTCCACTTTGCTATAAATGCCAGAGGATTGTGAAAAAAGAACAGGGGGGAAGAGGATGAAAATAATAAAAATTTCGGTTGACAATGAGATTTCGGTTTATCCATTTCCAACTGGAATCATTAATGAGGAAAATCACGCTTTATATGAAATGATTGGAAATTACTGTTCTCTTTATGAGCACGTAATGCCAAGAAGGCTTTATACAGAATTAGGTGCAGTGGCAAATGTAACCAATATTGATGGAGAAGCAGTTGCTATGTTGGTGGATGAGGAAGGGGGATTAAAGGAAAATTCCCTGAATACAGTAGCGAGCTATCTCTATGAAAGTGATAGGCATGGCTACCCTATTATGGGAAATGTTTTGTTCGTAGGTAAAAAATGGGAAGGTTCCGGAGTTTCTTTTTGCGGAATTGCAGACAAAGAATTTGCGGAATTATATTCAAAACTTGATTCTTTGGTAAAAAGAGTAAAGAAAGCGGGGGACAAATGATGAAGATATTACATACAGCGGATTGGCATATTGGAACATTTAAAGGACCAGAGGTGAATGGAGTAAATCTCCGCTCTTTGGATACAAGGAAATGCTTGGAAGCTATGGCTTCCAGAGCAGAGGAAGAAAGACCGGAGTTAGTCTTGGTGTCTGGAGATATCTTTCATACAGGAAAGACCTGGTCGGACCGGTGTTGTGATGAAGTGATTACAGCTATTGAAATTATCACACGGTTATCCAAAACTTCTGATGAAGTGATAGTTATGCGTGGAACTCCAAACCATGATGGTGACGGCCAGTTTAAAGTTTTGCAAGCCCACTTTGCAGATGTTAAGAATATTCATATTGCTGTCGTACCAGAAGTAATAAAGACGGAACATGCTGATATTGCGGTACTTCCTGGTTTTGATAGGGGAGCCTACAGGGCTAAGTTCCCAGGACTTGGCAAGGAAGAGGAAAATGAGGTGTTTACCCAGGAATTAGGAAAGATAGTAATGGGCTTGCGTGCTCAGTGTGACAGCGGGAAACCTGCTGTTTTAATGGCTCATTATACAGTTCCCGGAAGTAATACCGAAAGCGGCCAGTCACAACTTCTCACGCAGTTTGAACCAATTGTGTCAGTAGAGTGTTTAGATGCTGCTGATTATGATCTGGTTGCGTTAGGGCATATTCATAGACCGCAAGGAGTGAATACTGTAAAAGGGGCTTTCTATTCAGGAAGTATAAATGCCAATAATTTTAATGATGAGGGACAGGAGAGAGGTTTCTGGATTCATGATATATCTGATAATGATATCGACTATACAGAAGAACCTGATCCGTATGTGTACAAGATTGATAACCCTAATCGCTACCAGTTGCAGAGCTTCTTTTACAAAACACCATACAGAGAATTTTTAACTATCCATTTTACTGACACAGATATTACGGCTATTAATCTTGGTCAAATAGATGAAGTAGCAATGAATTACTGGCGTTGGAATGGAGCTGTTACGGGAAAAATTGTTCGTATACTCTATGAGTGCTCCGCTGAAAAGCATAAGGCTTTCAATACTGCACTATTGGAAAAGACGCTTTGTGAAGATGGTGCTTTCTATGTATCGGGCATTACTCCTGAAAAGATAGAATCATCTGCAGATAGAAATGATCTGTCCCAGGAAACGGATCCGGAAGCAAATTTGCGTATGTATTTAGAAGAAAAGCAGTACGATCCGGAAATGATTGAAAGACTAGTCTTAAAAGCCAGACCTATAATTGCAGAGGCCATGGCAAGTGATACTGCTACAGCTTTTTCCGGCGTATTTACACCTTTAGAAATTGAGGTTAAGAATTACAGAGCGTATGCAGAGGAACGATTCAGTTTTGAGGATATTCAATTTTGTACTATCAATGGCCAGAATGGAGCCGGAAAATCTTCATTATTCATGGATGCCATTATCGATTGTATTTTTGAAGAACCCAGGGAAGGCAAGAGTACCTCTGTAAAGGTACCATGGCTGAGGAACGATGATAGTGTACGTTCAGGTTATATAACTTTTACTTTTATGATTGGAACAAAGACATACCGCATAACCAGAACAAGGGCAAAGTCAGGAAAAGGAACCCTTAATCTTGCGGAATTGGTAGCTGGAGAATGGGAGGACCGAAGTCAAGAGAAATTTAATGATACACAGGAAGATATTGAAAAGTTGATTGGCGTGGATAGTATGACCTTTAAATCCTGTGCTCTTATTATGCAAGACCAGTATGGACTTTTCCTACAGGCAAAAAAGGATGAAAGAATGGTGGTTCTCAGTAATCTTCTAGGGCTTGGCATTTATGGAGTAATGGAGAATATTTCAAAAGATAAGGCAGCTGAGCTTAATCGGATAATTGCCGGGAAAAAGCAGAGTATCAAGGTTCAGGCTGATAATATTCTTTTAGCTGGTCAGCCGGTTGAAGAATTGGAGCGTGAAGAGTCCGGATTAAAGGAAGTAGAACAGAAACTAATTACAAAAAATCTGGAAAAGGAAAGTGCTTCAACTCTTCTTAATGCCAAGAAAGCAGCCAAGGAACGGTATACAAAACTGATTGATAGTATTACTATCCTGACGGACAAAAAGCGTGCTACAGAGCAAAATAGAGCCCAACAGGACAATATCATTAAAGACTGTGAAGCAATTTTATCAGAGGAAGTTGAGATATCCGGTAATGTAGAAAAATATAAGCAATTGGTCGAATTAGAAAAGCAACTAATTGAAGGTGCAACTATGTACAAGGCCAAGATTATGGAAGCTGTTTCTATAAATGCTGAAATTGCAGGAGTAAATCAGGATATTGAAAAATATCGATTAGAACTGAAAGACCAAACTGAAAGACTAAAAGGTCAGGCGGATCCCGAAGAACAGGAATTAGTAAAGGAAAAAGCAGCCGAATATCTGGAGAAAAAAGAACAACTTGACAAAATGTTTTTAACCTCTCAGGAGTATACTCGGTTGGCAGATTTAAGGGAAAGAAAAGCATATTCCCTAGATAGTAAGCGGGCGCTTTATAACGAAATGGAGCGATCCTTGAAGAGTGAGCAGGCGGCACTGGAGAGAAAAACCGCTTTATTGGAAGATTCAAACTGTATTGATATTGAAAATGCAAAGTGCCGTTTCTTAGCCGATGCCATAGAAGCTAAAAATCTCCTGAAGGAATATCCAGAAAAGTTTGTGTCTTTAGAAACTGAACGTAACTCTGTTGTGCCAGAATGGGAAGAACAGTTAAGAGCAGCGGAAGCGGAAAGAGACAAATTGGGATTTTCTCAATCTGCCCTGGAAGAACTGCAGAGAGAATGTGAAGCTCTTAAAATATATGAAAACAGATACAAAGCAATGCAGGAGTTCATAACCGAAATAGCCTTAATAAATGCAACCATTGAAAATCTGCAGTCAAACTTATCTCAAACGGAAGAAAGACTTGCTGCACTGATTTTAAAGGCTAAAGAGGTGGAGGGAGAGAGAGACAAGTATCAAGACTCTTTTTCAAAACATGAACAGGTCATAAAGGATATGGAATCGCTGAAAATATGGCTTGAAAAGGAAAGACAGATACCTGTTGCAAAAGAGCGAAAAGATACAGCTAAAATGCGGTTGGGTGAATTGGATAAGGAATTAGGAGAAATAAATATTGAATTACAGGAAAGGCAGGACCAAGCCCAAGAAGAATTAAATGTAGCTTCTGGTATTGACTTTTTAGAAGAACAGATCCGTTTCATACAAACAGATATAGACCATTTTTCGGAGGAATCCAAAAACCTTCAAATGACCATAGGTGGGTTGAAACAGAAAATTGAAGAGATCAGACGGATGGAGAAAGTTATTGAGGATATTCAAAAGGAAATCAGCGATATGGCTGTAGGCGCTGCTGATTATGAGGATTTAAAAGTGGCCTTTTCTCAAGATGGTATTCAGCACCAGATTATCAGAACTGTAATACCTAAGCTTTCTACAACCGCAAATAATATTTTAGGACAAATGACCGGCGGGCAGCTTGGAGTTGATTTTGTAACAGAAAAGACCATGAAGAGCAATAGCAAAAAAGAGGTTGTGACTTTGGATATTTTCATCGAGGAATATGGAAAATCTTCATTGCCTTACCTCTCTAAATCCGGAGGGGAAAAGGTGAAGGCCTCTCTGTCAGTTATCCTTGCCCTAGCCGAGATTAAGGCTTCTACCGCTGGAATTCAGTTTGGCATGTTATTTATTGATGAACCTCCATTTTTGGATCAGGACGGTATTCAGGCATACTGTGACGCACTGGAAACAATCAGGGATCGTTACGGAAATATAAAAATCATGGCTATCACCCATGACCCAACTATGAAAGCCCGCTTCCCTCAGAATCTGGATGTGGTGAAGACAGAAAACGGAAGTAAGGTTATTTATTAAAACATTCAGGAGGGATTCTTCCCTCCTGGTAAGGGAGGTTTACTGATTGGCAAAAAAGTATTATTGGCTGAAATTGAAAGAAGATTTTTTTGATGATGATGCAATTGGTTGGATTGAAGAACAGCCAAAAGGAAAAGAATATGCTCTATTTTATCTCAAACTTTGCCTGAAATCTCTTAAAACAGACGGTATTTTAATACGAGTTGTAGGTACTATGTTGGTACCGTACGATATGAAAAAATTATCAGAAATTACTAAGACAGATTTTGATACAGTTGTTGTTGCAATGGAGCTTTTAAAGAATATCGGGTTGGTTGAAATTCTTGAAAATGGTGAGATATTTCTCCCAGGATTACAACAAATGGTTGGCTCCGAAAGTCAGTGGGCTAAATATAAAAGAAAAGGTGAAGAGTTGGAGAATTTCCAAACAAGTTCCAATAATAACAAGCTGGAAAATTTCCAATCAAATTCCAATGAATATCCAAAAAAACTCCAGACAGAGATTAGAGATAGAGAAAGAGATAAAGAGACAGAGATAGAGGAAAAAGAAATTGTTGAGCCTTTGGCCAACGATTCTATGAAACCAGTGGTTCAGGTTGATAAGAACCCTATAGGCGATTTTGAATATCAATGCGTGGATATGATTATTAAGTCCTGTATTGAGACCTTCCCGAATTCTAAAGTTCCCACTACACCTCCTGAAAAGAAAAAATGGGCTTTAGACATTGAAAGAATGAAACGCTTGGATAAAAGGAATGAGGCTGAAATTATTGAGGCCCTTACATATGCTACGACGGATACTTTCTGGAAATCCAATATCAGGAGTGCTAAAAAGTTTCGGGAAAAATTTGAAACGCTTATTATGCAGAGTAGAGCAAAGACTAGGGGACCTCAAATGGGAACTAAGCTCCGGAGCATGACAACAGAACAGTATGCTGAATCAATCAGGGGGTGGAATGATTGACAGATAATGAGTTTGAAACAATTGCTTTGGCTATAAAAGCAGCCTATCCGAATTCAAATGCACTTATGGATAAGTATGCCATGAAAACATGGTACCGGGCCTTGGCAGATTTGGATTATCGTGTAGTTGAGAATGCGGTATGGGAACATATAAGCATATCAGTATTCCCTCCAAGCATTGCAGAAATAAGGGAGAAGTGTTCGGCGCGCCTGTCGCCAATGATTACAGATTGGGGAGAAGCCTGGGAAGAGGTATTGGTGGCAATCCGTAAATTCGGAAGCTATAGAGAAGTGGAGGCAATAGCTTCTTTAAGCAAATTGACTGCCGTAGCTGTGAGACGTATGGGATTTTTAAATTTATGCCAGAGTGATAACCCGGTCGCTGACAGGGCCCATTTTCAGAGAATTTATGAGGGCATGGTTAAAGAGGAAAGAAAACAAACCCAGCTCCCCTGTTTTGTGAGAAATGACAAAGAAAAAATGATAGAGGATAACACTCCTCCAGTTCAAAGAATTGAAAGCACAGAAGAAAAACGTATTGAATCTTCGGATATTTTTAGAGCAGCACCGGAACGGGTACATAAATTGTTGGAGGAATTAAAACAATCCTTGACCGAAAAAGTATCGGACAGGGAAACAAAGAAGGGGTAATGAAATGTCGAGAAAGGCAAGATCCTATTCGGCTCAGGGTAAAAAGGGAGAATTTATAAAAATTTTCAATGAGTTGTGTTATTCGAGAAATGACTGGCAAGTATGGGCGGACGTAATAACAGCAATAGCCTGTACTATAAGCAATGTAACAGACAGAACTCCGGATAAATTTGAAAACAGGGAAAAGGAATATGCCGAATGTATTAAGCGCCTTGGTGGAGTGGAGAAGCCGGCCCAGCTATTTGCAATCATTGTTGAAGCAATGGAAGTTAATCCGGATCAGGATTTCCTTGGTTCGCTTTACATGGAATTGCAACTCGGGAATCATTGGAAAGGTCAATTTTTTACTCCTTACAGTGTTAGCAGGGCCATGGCGGAAATGACCATGGGGAATTGCCAAGAGCAGATAGATAAGCAAGGGTGGATATCAATCTGCGATCCTTGTGTAGGCGGTGGCGCCATGCTGATAGCAGCTGCCAATACTATGCGCCGGCAAAAGGTTTACTATCATGACCATGTGTTATTTATAGGCCAGGACGTAGACCGGGTGGTTGGCTTGATGGCTTACATTCAACTCTCTTTGCTTGGGTGTCCGGGATACATAGTAATTGGGAATTCTCTTACAAATCCAATACTCGGAAATCCCTTGATGCCGGCAGAACAGGATGGCCAGGAGTTTTGGTACACCACTTTTTACAATTCCCAGGCATGGACCGGTCGCCGAATGATTCATGTAATGTTCCCGCCGGAATCAAAAAAAGTAAAGAGTGAGATATCAATAGACAGGTTCTATTTCTTTTTCGAGATTAAAAAGGAGAATGAAATTATGGATGAAAATGTAAAAAAACAATTCAGCACCGGAGCAGAAAAGCTTGAATTTGAGAAAACGGAGCAGCTTAAGAAGGTAAATGCAGAATATCGTGATATGTATCGTCAGCAGTTAGATTCCGTTTTTGGAGAGCTAATTAGAAAGTGTGAAGAGACACCGGCCTTTGATGCTGCTGTTTTACAGGAGCATAAGAGTTGGGAACGCTGTTACCGTTATGCCGGTAAGAAGGCTATGGAAATCAACACTCCCTCACAGCATGAAAAGGACATGGCAAGATCTGGTGAGAAGCCGATTGTTGTTGCTGCAACCTCGGATATGGTGCTTAATTGGTTTTTTGAATATTATCAGCTGGATGATAAAGAACAGGTAGAAAAGGAAGTTGCGGAAAAGGCCGTCAATAATTCTGCCAAGAAAGAAAATGTTCAGAAGCCTGCTCAGCATAAAATCAAAGCTGCCGCCAAGGTGGAGGATTCTATTAATAATCAAAAAGTGGACAAAAAGAAAAATGACATGGAAGGGCAGTTTTCGTTATTTGACATGATTTAAGGGGGTTTTTAAATGATAGCGTACAAGGGATTTGAGAAAGACTTATCCTGCACCGCTGGTGGGAATAGGTTCCAGTACAGACTTGGGGTAATAAATACTACTGAAGCTGCAAATTGCAGGAAAGATGGTTTTCATTGTGCTGAAGATCCTTTGGATTGTCTTAGTTATTATTCGGACTGGGATAATTCGGTTTATTACATAGTGGATGCCGGTGGAGATATCAACGAAGATGGTGAAGACAGCAAGATATCCTGTACAGAAATGTTGCTTCTTAAAGAACTGACCATGGAAGAATTTTTAATGGAAAGCCTTATATATATAAGCAATCATCCTCTTCGCAAGATGAATGGCAATGTGCGAATGGATGAGGCAGAAGCCTATGGTAAATTTGTTATTGTAAGGGGCAAACAGCCCATTGCAAAAGGTGTTAAGGGTGCTTTCTTGGGATTTGCCAGAGAGGATAAAAGCAGTTCTGAAATTAATGATATTGCAGTTTATAAAATTGACGGTGTGAACTTTCTGCCAGACACATGGTATACGGTAGAAGGAGTTCCATATGAAAAGGGGGAAGAATCGTGAAAAAAGAGCAGCTGAGAAAACTCAGGAGATTGTATGCAACTGATACTATGATGAAAAAAGCCGGAATGGATGTTCCGAGATTAAAAACTGTTTCGTGGAAAAATGCCAGTGTAAACGCATATAAACATGGACTATACATGAGGTGCCAGGTCTTAAGCGGAATCTTAAAAGTTGCTTTTTTCGTAACAGAGAATATGCGACTTGGAAGTAACAAACCGCTTTACGAATTATTCATAAACAAAGAATCAGGAGAGTTCATAACCTGGGATGTTCTTCATGAAAAATGGAGCAATGCAAAACTAGATATGCTTTCTTGGCCGGAAACCGTAATATATTCTCCTGATAAGTTTATAAACAGAGAAGGGAATAAGAGCATTAAAAACTATTTGGGAGTCCAAAACGGTGGATACAGAGGTATTTTGGATTATCAGCTTAGTGTAAGAAAAGACCAGTTAAAACAAAGATACAGGAGAGAAACAGGGCCATGGGATATGGCAATGGAACAGATACCCGAACTTCCCAAGGATTGGAATCATTGGGTGGATAAAAGCGGAATACCTGAAAACTACATTTTTTATGAATACTCCAGAAAAGGAGCCACGAAAGGTTATTGCACTTGGTGTGAAAAAATAGTCCCAATATCTAAACCTAAGCATAATTCGGATGGAAAATGCTCCTGTTGTGGACATGATGTAAAGTTCAAATCCATTGGGAAAGCTGGAAACTTTACTACAGAACGTGTACCAGTATACCTTATTCAGCGTTGCGATGATGGTTTTGTTGTCAGAGAGTTTACGGCTCACAGACACTATTACAAGGGAAAATACGAGAAACCAGACAAATGCTGTTTTGAAGATAGGCGGGTTATTTATGACAGAGATATGAATATTCAAGCATTCTGGTACGGGCTCTACAAGCAAATGGAATCACGATGGATTAAATCAGAAGGGTATAGTTGTTATAGTTCGAAAAGAGGGAGGGTATACAAACGAACAATATCCTCGTTGTCTAAAAATGAATTGAACCGGACTGGGTTACCAGAAATGATAAATTCTTTAGACAGGATTGATCCGGAGAAATATCTTTATGCTTTAAGACACAAGGCATATCTGGAACAGCTTGCAAAGGCAGGCCTAACTAGGCTTGCTGGTGAGATAGCATTTGGTGATAAAAAATTGGATATTAAGAACATCAATGATTTGGCGAAAGCACTGAATATTGATAAGCAGAGATTAAAAAGGCTCAGAGAAAATAATGGCGGAAACTTCTTTCTTGAATGGATTAAGTTTGAAAAGCGAAATGTTAAAACTATTTCAGATGAAATCATACGGTATTTTGAAAAGGAAAGTATCATGCCAGATAAGTTGAAATTCATTTCTGACAGAATGAGCGAAACAAAGATATTCAACTTCCTGCGGAAGCAATATGCACTAAGCGGACGGAAACCTAAAGAATTGTTGTCCACCTGGGAAGATTACCTATGCATGGCTAACCGACTGAAAATGGACACAAGAATTGAATTGGTGTATAAACCAAAGGATTTGATAAAAAGTCATGATGAAGTGGTGAAGCTTAGCGGTGGACAGGAGATTGCAAAGAGAGCCGGAGAAATTGCTGAGAAATTTCCTGATATTGATCAAATATGTATGTCTGTTAAAGAGAAGTACGAATTCGCTGATAAGCATTATGCAATTATTGCCCCAAACAGAATTGAGGATATCATAACGGAAGGCCAAGTCCTTGGACACTGCCTAGATAGAAGTGATATATATTTTGAACGGATTCAGACAAGGGAATCATATATAGTTTTTTTGAGAAAACAAGAAGAGTTGGATAAACCGTACTACACTTTAGAAATTGAACCGGGTGGTTCTGTCCGTCAAAAAAGAACAATTGGAGATAAACAGAATCCGGATTTTAAAGAGGCTAAAAGATTCCTTGAAAAATGGCAGAAAGAAATACAAAAGAGATTATCTGAGGAAGATATAAAATTGTCTGCCGAGAGTGCAAGGCTCCGTATTGAAGAATTTGCAGAACTGAGGAGGACAAAAGCCAAGATTTGGAGGGGGCACCTGGCAGGTCATTTATTGGCAGATGTTCTTGAGGCAGACTTTATGGAAGCTCCTTCCGGAAATGAGAGGTGCGGCTGATGGAAAGTAATAGAAGTAGAGTTTATAGCCGGAGAAAAGGCTCTGTTCAGTGGAATGAAGAGGACCGTCTTGCATTGGCCGGACTGTTAATCAAAGCCGGTTATATTGCAAAAATAGGTCGTGGCCAAGTTCCGGGAACAGAGGATAGGAAGAATGCGCAGTATGAATATTATGTTGAATATTGGGAGGAAGAATCATGATTATAGGTGAAATTGTTGAGCGTTTAATTGGAATTAAGGATGGCCATGATGATTTGCATTCTACAGAATATCAGGCAATTGTGGAAGCCTGCAACTTGCTTGCCCGGATGCCTAGGATGGAGGAGGCGACTTCCTATGAACCGGTCAAAAATTGAATGGTGCGACCATACTTGGAATCCAATAACAGGATGCCGTCATGAATGCCCTTACTGCTATGCCAAAAGTATGACTTCCAGATTTTCCGGGGACGTACGTTTAAATAAAATGGCTAAGATGGATTATTCGACGCAAGCAGCGGCTGATGGTAATGGAGAGGTCTTTGTTTTGAATAATCCTATGCAGAATGAAACTGGATACACATTGGTATATCCGTTTGGATTTGAACCGACATTCCATCGGTACCGCATGGAGATTCCCGATAAGTTAAAGATGGGAAACAACATATTTGTGGGAGCAATGGCGGATGTCTTTGGAGATTGGGTGCCAGATGAGTGGATCGGTGAGGTATTGGATACTTGCATAAAGCAACCTATACATAACTATTTGTTTCTTACCAAGAATCCGGAACGCTATGTGCAGTATGGCGTTCCGGCCGGATACGAGAATCTCTGGTATGGGACCAGTATAACCAAGGAAGCTGAAATGGGCTACTTTAATTCTCTACCGGCAGGATGCAGAACCTTTGTGAGTTTGGAGCCGCTTTTAGAGGACTTGCAACCGGAGCAGCACAATATTTTATTTCGGCAGGTGGATTGGATAATCATTGGAGCAGAGACAGGCAGGAGAAAATCCAAAGTCATTCCTGAATGGGATTGGGTGAAGAGAATCGTTCTTTCAGCTGACAATAGTGGTGTGCCGGTATTTATGAAAGATAGTTTACTTGATATTGTTGGCGAAAAGAATATGAGGCGGGAGTTTCCGCTGCAGCTACAACACAAAGAAATAAGTGAAAAAATGAAAAATAGGCTGTATAACACCTGCTGTGCATGCAAGACACAGTACAAGAAGAATGAAATGATTGCCTTGTGTGCCAGGTCACAGCGTGGAGAGCAGCCGAAACAATTTGCTCACATCTGCCAAACCTGTTTCCGGGAAATGTGTTTGAACTATCAAATTGAAGTTCCACCCCTAGTGGGACTAAAGGAGTGAGGGGAGTGCTTTGGAAGAATCAGGAAGGTTATTCAGATTTTACAGCAGCAATGGCAATCCGGAATACAGTAAGAAAAGAGAAGGAGGAAAAGAGAGGTATGGCAAAAAGAAGTTGTCGTAGAACTAAGAATGAAACTGCAATCCATGAAAAAGCGGTAAAAATCCGTAAAATGACGGATGAACAGTTAATCTCTTATGTTGAAAATCGTGTGGAAAAGGCCCGGAGTGAAGGTAGAAATGAAGGCAAAAAGTGCGGAAAGGTAAAACAGTTCTTTGATGCCTTGATGGTTCCCGGTGTAATCCCCGGGGTAGGACCCGCAACGGTGGATAAATTCAAAAAAATTGCTGAGGAAGGTGGATTCTTTGAGTGATGTTAATAGGCAAATGATTGGTTGGCGTTCCCAGGCGGTAGGAGGTATGTTTGAAAATATTCTCAGTGCGTCCTGTAACTACTATCGGGAACGGGGCGTTGCTATTGTTGATAAGACACCTGAACCCATGCGGCCCATAAAGCCGTATGGGGACCGGAGAAGGGGACAATACATAGCTTGTTATGAAAAACAGGCACAACCGGATTACAAAGGGGTTCTGTGTGATGGCAGAGCAATTATTTTTGAAGCCAAGCATACAGATCATGACCGCATTCAGGAATCAGTTATTACCAAAACCCAGCGACAGGGCCTTGATGATTTCCGGACTATGGGTGCTCAATGTTTTGTTATGGTGTCTATGGGATTACAAAGTTTTTACCGGGTACCCTGGGAAGTGTTTGGAGATATGAAAAGTCATTACGGAAGAAAGTATATGACTTTGGAGGAACTGGCCCCGTACAAATTAAGCCAGAAAATGGGAACGGTGTTGATATTGGAAGGAGTGGAATTACATGAAAATTGAAAAGGTGGAATTGACAAAAAAGATTGACAAATTGAAAAGTGTGGTGCCGAAAAATAGCCATAATCCTGCGTTGGTGGGTATTTTGATTCAGGACGGTTATTTAATAGCGAGTAATACAGAAATGACTGTTAAGGCGAAGCTGGAAGGCATAGAGGGGGAAAGCTTCATCATTCCCGCAAAAGCATTTGACCTTATTAAAAATTTGCCGGATGGAGAAGTGGAGATTACAGAGAATAATAAGAATCTGATTACTATCAAAATGGGGAAGATAAAAAATTCCTATCAGAGTTTTCCGGCAGATGAGTATTCTTACTCTGCAGATCGTATTGCCGAGGGTGGAAGCAGCATGAAGATTCAGAGCAGAAATTTAAAAGAATCTATGGCTCATGTCTTATATGCCGTTCCTGTTCAAAACAGCAACATAATTATGACAGCTCTTTATCTGGAGGCTTCAAATGGGAAATTAAATTTTGTGGGATTGGACGGGCATGTTCTTGCCTGGGACCGGCAGGATTTTGAGGGAGAATTTAAGCTGTTGTTACCAAGAGGAGCGGTTGAAAAGCTGCTTACACTTGAAATGAGTGGAGAGGTCCTGATTGAATACGATAATCACAGTGCCATTTTTAGATCAGAAGGCTATGAGATATTTACAAGGCTTATAGAAGGAAAATATTTTGCTTATGAAAAAATCTTTGAAGAACTTCCTATGCAAACGGGAGTAAAACGGGTGGAAATGTTGGATGCCATCACTAGAGCCAAAATTTGTACCGATGAAAAGACACCGACAAAATTTGAGATTGAAGGGGATTCCCTTAAATTAAGCATTAAGGACAGTACGGCGGATTATTCAGAGGTCATACAGCTCAATACACCCGTAGAAAATTTGGTTATAGGATTCAATTCCCGCCTGGTACTGGAAACAATAAAAGCATTTTCCTGTGAAGAAATTTCATTGTCTTTTGGCGGTGAAAAGCTGCCTATGATTGTTAAAGCTTGTGATAGTGAAATGCAGGCTGTAGTTCTTCCAGTGCAGTTACAGAGATAGTTGGAAAGAGGCAGGAATATGGTAGGAGATTATTATATTCAGATGAGAACAGGGAGAGCCTATCAGACAGGAACTGATTGCAGAGGAAAAAAAGTATTTGAGTATAGGGAAACATATAAAACTTCTGTGGGGGAGTTTTCCCCTCAGGAGTGGAGAGAGAGGACAAGAAATGCAATAGAACAGGCGGGGGAAACAGAAATGCTTGATATTATAAAAAATCATTGCAGGGAGCATTGTGCATGGCTACATAAAGAGGCAGAAATTACTGATTATGCAATGGATATTTTGGCTGGTCGAGTTTTTCTCTGTGGGAATCCAGCTTGGAAAGATGTATGGGATGAGATAAGGAAAAAGTATTTCTTTTTCATTTTTGCGGAGGAATCACTATGAAAATTATATTTGAAATTGAAACGGAAGAAGAGTTATCCGAAATTGAAGGAATACACAATCTCTTAGATGATGTGTTTTTGGGAGAGGGGATTGGTATTAAAAAAAGTTCTCTTCAGTCAGAGGGGGAGTTGGCAGAAATCACAATTCATGATAGTGATAGAAAGTGCCGCATATGTGGCTGTGACTGGTTTCATGCCTGCCCTGGAGGCTGCTATTGGGTGGAAGAAGATTTATGCAGTAGCTGTGCCTCTCAACAACATGGAAGAAAGCTATCACTGGAAGAAGTTAAAGCCTTGCCGGACGGTACAGAGGTTTATATCGAAAGTGTCTTTCCTCATGATTATGATTTTGTAGGATCTAAAGAAGGTTCGTATATTACGGAGCCTTCTGGTTCACGGTGGGCCCTGGCGGCAGATTTTGAAGCGTTATGTACGGCATATGTTTTGGATAGTGATAAGGAATAGCGGTATGAGCGGCAGACCTGAACTTACAAAATTATTATCATTATCTATCCAAAAGCATATCAATCCACATAATGATCCAAGGATTTACTGGGCTTCAGAAGTTACGTTTGACTATGCCACCAGCAAAGCAGTACGAGTGGATTATATGAAATTTAAACCTGTCAATAATACCGTGTCTGGCATTGAAAAAGGAGACTTCTATTGCTTTGAAGTGAAGTCCTCGGTAGAAGATTTTCATTCAAAGAACGGGCATAATTTCTTGGGGGATTTTAATTATTATGTCATGCCTGAGGAAGTGTACGAAAAAGTGAAAAATGAAATACCGTACAAAGTTGGAGTTTATATTCCTGATGGAAAGAATTATCGAGGCGATTGGTATGATTTAAAATCTGTAAAAAAAGCAGTGAGGAAAGACAGGGATAAATCGGTACCGGAAATGCTACTCATGATGTTCAGATCGGCAACAAGAGACAGAATTTTAAATTAATTTCAATAGAAAGGGATGACGCTTAATGAGAGATATATTATTTAGAGCCAAGGGAAGAGATGGAGAAGGATGGCGCCGGGGGCATTACTGGCACTGTGAGGATACCACACTCTGCTGTGCAACGGCTGACCAGATTCGAGAAAATGAACATCATTATCTACTGTTTGATGGTTTCTGCGATTGGAATATGCCAAAGCCTCACTACAAAATGGATATTGATCGGGATACTCTTGGACAGTATACCGGAATCAAGGATGCCAAGGGTAAGGAGATATTTGAGGGAGATATTGTTCAACGTGATATATTCGGAGAAAAGATCATAGGGGAGATTGTTTGGATGGATATGGGAGGCACTGGTTTTTACTTGAAGATAGAGAAGGGTTCGGGAAGTGGATTCTATCCAATAGGGAGAGGACAGTTTGATAACGACGAAGGGGAAAGGTGCAATGACGTTGTTCTAGGGAACATTCATGATAATCCGGATCTCATTAGAGGAAGAAGATAAAGGAGAACTATGGAGAGGTTAACAATAGAATACGATGGATATTTTGTACCTAAAAAAATATGTACGATAGATAGAGAGGGCGGAGCGGATGATTGCGAAATGTGTACAGATATTTGTGACGATAAATGTGACTCGTGTCCGATTCAAAAATGCTTTACGCAACTGGCAAATTATGAAATTGCCCATGAGAAAATCGAGAAGAAAATTGTAGATATAAAAGCAAGTGCAGATTATCCGCATAATTTCAAAGGTCAAATGGTGGAAGATTTTGAGTGGGTACTCAGCTTGTTTGAATAAGTTTCCCGGAGGCGCTCATGTTTAAACAAATGGATATATTTGATTTTATTGAAAAGCCGCAAGAACCAGCGGAGCCAGAATGTAAATCCATGCTCGAGAGACTTTTTGGAAAAATAAATAATCCTGTTACACAATGTGCAAATTGCCTTTGCGAACGTTGTGTCAATAATGTTGAAGAGGTCTGGCACAAGGTTAGGCCGGAAGAGCAGAGAGAGCCTTGTTTCAATTGTGATGAGTGCTGGTATTATACGGGTAATTCCTTCCATAGAACACGGAAGAAAGAAGATTGTGCTGAATTTATAATATCAGATTATGCAGCCAAATTGAGAAGAAAGAAAATAAAAAAAGTAGAATAATGGAGGATATTTTATGTGGATTTTAACACAGAATGGAAAAAGAATTTTAAGCACTGAGGGAATGGATGAAATTAACGTGTCGGATCCGGCAGAAGGAAAAACAGATTATGCCGTAATGATTAGAAGAAAAACAGATGGTAGATCCTTTGCCCTTGGTTTTTATCAGAGAAAAGAAAGAGCTGCACATGTGCTAAAGCAGATTTTTAAGATACAATCAGATTTCATTCTTTGTGATGGAAAATCGGATCCAGCGACAGGTGTGTTTCAGCCTGGGTATGTAGTGGTTCCTCCGAAAACCTATCAAATGCCGGCAGATATGGATTCCTCTTTTGGAAGGGATGAGAGGTATGCAGGATGAATGTAAAAATCACACCAAGAAAACCTGGAGAAAGAGGCGGAATAGTCTGCCTCCCCATGGTAACTAACATACCTGTTTCTGGTTCAAAGGATTGGAGAAAAGTAACGTGTCCTAAGTGCGGTGCAGACTGTTGGGAGTCGGATTTGGCCAGGCAAGTAATTCATGACGGAGCTGCAGCTGCGTGCACTATGTGCGCATTGAAGGCGGGTATGCGTTAAGGGGAAGGGAAAAAATGATTTGTTTAAATTGCGGAAAAAAGCTGAAGGATTCAAAAAGCATTGAACGTGGTTATGGTCCAGTCTGCTGGGGCAAAGTTGCGGGCAAGTCTCATGAAAAAGCAGTGTCTGATCCGGATATTCCGGAGGATATCCCTGGCCAGATGGGATTTGAAGATTATCCAGGTGTCATTCCGGAGAAATGAGAAAGGGGAGTGCTTTCGCTTCTCCCCCATCAATCGGCAGATATATTATAACCTACCTGGTAAAATATATCAAATAAAAAATGGTGGAGGGCGAAAGCATGGAAAAAACAGAAAAACAAACACAGGCTCCTAAGGAATTCGTGATACTTAGCAAGGAAGAATTGGCTGCCATGCGTAAGGAGGCGGCAGAGATTGGAGCCAAGGCCGCTTTGGAGAAGCTGGAGGAAGAAAAGAAAAAAATGCACAGCAAGGCTGTTGATCGGCGTCTTCACAATACAAAACTTCTTTTGCGTAATTACCGTATGCTGAAAGAAAATTCGGAGAATTCTATCTTTGGCCGGAGTCAGATGAAAGAATCGGCGGCAGATATTCTCTGCTCAATGATGAATCTTTATGATGATGAAGTGATAGTGGATGCCATAAAGAGATCTGCAAGCAGGACCGCTATTATGGTAACACACATTGAAGCCATGATTGGAATTTATCAAACCTTTTGTGAAAAATCATCAAGCCTTGATGTTAGGAGATATGAAGTGATTTATGATATGTATATATCAGATGAAATAATGTCAGCCAAAGATATTGCAAAAAAGCAAAATATGAGTAAAGAAAATGTCTATTCGGACCTGAAAATAGCTATTGAAAGGCTCTCCGCCCTGCTTTTTGGGGTGGACGGTTTGAAAGTACAATAAATCCACCGGCTAAAAAAAGATTACATTGACATTACATTAAGACCCATGATAAACTGTACTCGTAAAAATTTAATTATGTCACGTCAGAGACCGTCTTGCAGGGCGGTCTTTTTTTCGTATAATTTTCCGGGAAAGGTGGGATAAAACAAGGAAATGCGAAGCTCCTTCATACAATTATGATTTTGAAGGAGGATTCAGTATGAATGAAGTATTAATCCTTATCATCTATGGTATGCTGATGATAGGAACGAATGTTTTTTTGAAAAGGAATCAGGATGTTGAAAGCTACTGTGTAAGCAACCGGCAGATGAAAACGGTACAGTCAGCTATGGGTATAGCGGCTTCCTGGGTATGGGCCCCGTCACTGCTTGTGGCAGCGGAAAGGGCTTATGTCAGCGGGGTGGCAGGCTTATTCTGGTTTTTAGTGCCAAATGTATTAACGCTGTTAATTTTTATTCCATTTGCTAAGAAGATACGGAAAGAAATGCCCAAGGGAATTACGTTATCCGGATATATGAAAGATAAATATGATTCGGATGGAGTGAAAAATGTGTACCTGTTAGAATTAACGGGGTTAGCAGTATGCTCCACAGCCGTTCAGATGCTTGCCGGCGGGAAGCTATTGAGTATGCTAACCGGATTACCATTCATGGTGATAACATTGCTTTTGGCAGTAATTGTATTTTCCTATGCACACTTTTCGGGAATTAAATCCTCGGTGCTTGCGGAGACAATACAGCTCCTGGTTATCATTTCAATAGTAATTGCATTCGCTGGCGGCTCTCTTAAAGAAGCGGGCATGCAATCATGGATAAACGGGTTATCTGGTATATCAGGAGAATATGGAAGTATCTTTTCTGCCAAAGGTGCAGAGGTGTTCTTTTCATTTGGTTTATCATCAGCAATTGGCTTGCTGGCCGGTCCCTTTGGAGATCAATGCTTTTGGCAAAGAGCGTTTGCAATTAAGGAGAAGAGCATAGGCAAAGCTTTTGCGTTAGGCGCTCTGCTTTTTGCCTTAGTTCCGCTATCCATGGGAATAATAGGATTTGTTGCTGCCGGCACTGGTTTTATGGCAACTGATAAGAGTATTGTGAATTTTGAATATTTAATGAGTGCTTTCCCCAGGTGGATTGTGATACCGTTTTTAATTATGTTCTTGTCCGGTCTGCTTGCCAGATTGGACAGTAATTTGAGTGCTGTTTCATCTTTGACAACAGATATGTTCAAAAGGAGTTCCATTAAGATATCAAAGATTTCCATGATACTTTTGCTACTGGCCGGGATATTGATATCCAATATACCAGGACTGACAGTAACGCACTTGTTTCTGTTTTACGGAACTATCAGGGCGACTACACTTCTTCCTACAGTGCTTACCCTAAAGGGAGTGAAGCTTACTGCAACGGGAGTGATAAGCGGAATATTGATAGCCTTTATTGTAGGGCTTCCTGTCTTTGCATATGGAAATGTGTATAACCTATCTGCCTATAAGACGGCAGGAAGCCTAATTGCAGTTTTGTCAGCTGGTATCATTTCTGTTCTTGTATCAAAATTATCTCTGAGGGGAGAATGGTACAGCAATGGGAAATGAAAAGATTGGAAGGAAACAGAAAGCCAGTAATGATACCTGGTTTGAGGTCATGAGAAAAATAGATTGCATTGTATCAAAAGGTGACCTTGAGGAAAAAGTGAGGCAGACTGTTGAGGACATACGCTTAAAGGCTGGTGGCAAGAATGCGGCATTTGCATGGAGCGGGGGAAAGGATTCTCTGGTTCTGGAAAAGCTTTGCTATATGGCGGGGATCAGGGAATGTGTTCTTGTGATATGTGATTTGGAGTACCGGGAATTCCTTTCCTGGGTAACGGATCATATGCCGGATTCCTTGGAAGTGATTGACACAGGCCAGAACCTGGAATGGTTGTCGGTCCATCCGCAGATGCTCTTTCCTCAAAACTCTAATATTGCAGCCCAATGGTTTCACATTGTCCAGCATAGAGGCCAGGCAAAGTATTATAAAGCCAAAGGACTTGATATACTTCTCCTCGGAAGGAGAAAAGCTGATGGAAATTACGTTGGAAAAGGGAGCAATATTTATACAGATGGCAAGGGGGTTACCCGCTTTAGTCCTTTGGCAGATTGGAGCCATGAGGATATTTTGGCTTTTATCCACTATTACAACATAGCTCTGCCGCCTTTTTATCATTGGCCAAACGGTTATCATTGCGGAACTCACCCATGGCCGGCAAGGCAGTGGACCGGTTCAATACCGGAGGGGTGGAAAGAGGTATATTCCATAGATCCCTCAATTGTGGAGAGCGCAGCGCAGCTTTTACCCAGCGCCAAGGAATTTTTGAAAGGCGGGGTGATGTAGATGTGTGGAATTTTCGGGGCAGTCGGTTATTCCATAGACGAACTGCTTTTACAAGAGATTGCCGGGGAAGCTTTAAGGAGAGGGCCGCAAGCATATGGAATTGCCTGGATAGAGGATGAGAACATTTGTTTGCAGTTGCATTCAAAAGCAATCAATCCTAAGGGGGCATTCAAAGGAATTAAAACTAATGCCATAATTGGGAACTGCCGGTTGGCCACAAGCGGAAGCTTTACGAACACAGCTAACAATCAACCTATATGGATAGGGGATACCGCAATTTCTCACAATGGAAATGTCAGAAGCTATTTGCAGATAGCAGAAGGCATAGGCGCAGAGCTGAAAAGCGAATGCGATAGTGAAATCATATGTCATTTGATTAATCGGTTTGGTGTGAAAGAAACCATCACCCGATTATCGGCAGAGGAGCCTATGGCGCTGCTGATCCTTCAAGATAACAAGATAACAGCTTTCCGAAAGGGGCAGCCATTATATGCACTTAGTGTAGATGGTTGCCATTATTTATGTAGCCGGGAATTTACAGGCTCTAAGATTCTGGAGGAAGGTGTAATCGTTGAATTTGGAGGATGAGGTAATGAAAACGGTAACCTTGAAACTGGAAAAGCTGGTAAGACCAGAAAAGAATATTCGCATTCATACGGAAAAGCAGTTGGCAGAGTTTGAGAAGAGCATAAACATGTTCGGACAGATACGGCCAATTGTCATAGATGAAAATAATGTTATCCTGGCCGGAAACGGTTTATATGAAACATTGCTTCGTATGGACCGAAAAGAGGCAGTGTGCTATCAGTATACAGGCCTGACTGAAAATCAAAAGAAAAAGCTTATGATAGCTGATAATAAAATCTTCTCTTTGGGAATCGAAAACCTGGATACTCTGAATGATTTTTTGGTGGAGCTGCAGGGTGATTTGGAGATCCCTGGTTTTGATGAAGAAATTTTACGGCAGATGGTTTCTGATGCGGATGAGGTAACGGAAAAGATTTCAGAGTACGGTACTTTGGATGAAGAGGAAATCAGAAGTATCCGGGAAAACAATGAGAAGAGGGAGCAGAAGGCACTGGAAAGTTCCATCAGCAGCCCGCCGGGGAATACAATCAATACAGTGCAGGAACAGACCTTCCGGGAGCCGGAAGGAGAAAAGACGGAAAATGAACCTCCCACCGAAGTACAGAGGTTTGTTGTATGCCCTAAATGCGGGGAAAAGATATGGCTATAAAAAGATGTGCTGCCAGTATTAATGTTGTTCAGGCGGCAGAGATCCGGATTAAGAATGTGTTCCGGAATGGTCTTCCAGTATTTATGTCCTTCAGCGGTGGGAAGGACAGTTTGTGTATGGCCAAGATTATTTTTAACCTGGCACAGCGGGGAGAGATCAACCCGGCACAGCTTACGGTCCAGTTTATTGATGAAGAGGCAATATTCCCATGTATGGAACAGAAGACTAAGGAATGGAGAAAGAAGTTTATAATGCTTGGGGCTAAATTTGAGTGGTTCTGTCTGGAAGTAAAGCATTATAACTGTTTTAATGAACTATCCAATGATGAAACTTTTATCTGTTGGGATAGCACAAAGCAGGAAGTATGGGTAAGACAGCCGCCGGCATTTGCTATTCGAAATCATCACTTGCTCCGGCCGCGAATTGACGCCTATCAGGATTTCCTTCCAAGAACCTGTGTAAGTGGAATTACTATAACTGGAATAAGAACAGCGGAATCGGTACAGCGTCTGCAAAATATCGCAGCAATGCACAAGGCTGGAAAAGGAATGACGAATAAGCACCAGGTCTTTCCCATATACGACTGGACAGATAAGGATGTTTGGCTGTTTCTGCTACAGGAGCATGTGGATATACCGGATATTTATCTGTACCTATGGCAGTCTGGTACCGGCCGGGGGCAGCTTAGGGTATCACAGTTTTTTTCAGTTGATACGGCCAAGTCCCTGGTTAAAATGAATGAGTACTATCCTGATCTTATGGATCGGGTAATAAAGAGAGAACCCAATGCTTATCTGGCAGCTCTCTATTGGGATAGTGAAATGTTTGGTCGCAATTCCCGTAAACGCAAAGAAATGGAAAGCAAGGTGCCGTTGAAAGATTATAAAGCGGAACTGATAAAAATGTTCGGAAACATGGATTCTTATTTTACCACAAAACACAAGCGGAAGGTTGCGGAGAGATACCGCAATTTTTTTATGTGCGTGTCTGCAATAGCGGATGCGAGGGACTTTAAGGCAATCTATGAAGGACTGATTTCAGGGGATCCAAAGCTTAGGACCTACAGAGCTCTATATCAGCGGATTTATGGAAAGTATATTTCGGAAGCGAAGAAAGCGGAGGCGATGAAGCATGGATAAATTATGGAATCCTTTAAAAGGGTTAAAATGGGTTGATAGAAAGTCACTTATTCCAAATGACTACAACCCGAACAAAGTTTCGAGGCAGAATTTAGAGCTGCTGACCACATCTATTTTTGTAAATGGCTTTACGTTACCTATTGTCTGCAGGCCGGACAATACCATTATTGACGGATTCCACAGATATACGGTATTCGGTCCTGAATGGACGTTTGTTCCTGGCTTTACGGATGAGGAATGGGGAAAGCTTGGATATGATACCTCCCGGAAATCTCTTTTTGAGAGAACCGGAGGTCAGGTGCCGATTGTTACTGTTTCTCAGCTTGACGAAAGCATGTATATATACGGTACCGTAACCCATAACCGGGCCAGAGGCACCCATCTTCTGGAGCCTATGAAGGCAATTGTAAAGAGGCTCATGGGAGAAGGGAAAACGGTACAGGAAATCGGAAAGCAACTTGGAATGAAACCGGAGGAAATATTCCGATTATCTGAGTTTACCAAGGAAGACTTTTTGAATATGCTTACCAAAGGCTATGATGGGTATAGTAATGCGGAATTTATTACCAAATTGTGACCTGGATAACATATATTAATACATTTTTATGCAGAGGAGGCACCCTTAGCCCCTCCTGAAAATACGAAACAAACAAATAGTGAGGTGGTGTTGGTGAATGAGACAAGGGCGCCTACGAATGAAAACGTAAAAGAACAGGTTTTGGCTGAATATCAAAAAGGTATCAAACCTAAGGAATTATCTGAAAAAACAGGTGTTTCCATTAATACTATCAAGTCATGGATAAAGCGTGAGAAATCCAAAAAGATTGATGTAGAAGAGGGTGCACCCGCAAGCAAAAAGGATGCACCCACAAAAAGTAAAAAGGGTGCACCTCCTGGAAATCAAAATGCGAAGGGGGCCGGGGCTCCTGAAAGGAATCAGAACGCTTTAAAGCATGGCGGATATTCGGCGGTTTATTGGGATGCTCTTTCTGATGAAGAGAGGGAAATGATAGAGGGAGCTCCAACCGGTGAAGAGGAACTTCTTATTGAACAGATTCAGCTTTTTGCAATCCGTGAACGGCGCCTAATGTGGCTGATAAAAAAATATACGGAAGTGAAAGGCGGACAATATGTTTCAGGGGTTTCCAGTATTGAGGACAAACGGAAGTTTAAGGATCCGGAAGAAGAGCAGCTATATAAAGAAGTCATCCTGAAAAAGGTAAAAAGCGGTGAGAGGCTTCCGGGACAAAGCTATAGTGCTCAAACGAATACAGGGGCTACGGTTGACTTAATTACCAGATTGGAAAAGGAGCTTACCAGCATACAAAGCAAAAAGACCAAGGCTATAGACTCTTTGATACGTTGGAGGCTTGAAAACCGCAAGCTGGACGGTGCTGGAAAAGGCAATGAACTGGTTGATGATTGGATTGCCAGCATAATGGGAGAAATACCGGAAGAAGGTGAAGCGGATGAATAAGAATGCTGCTTTACTAAGACGCCGGTTTTTTAGTGAAAGAATTCCTCTTTACAAAAAGGATCCGATTCTTTTCGCAAGGGAAGTGCTGCTGTTTGAACCAGATAAGTGGCAAAAGGAAGCATTGTTAGACCTTGCAGAAAATCCTAAGGTTGCAATCAAGTCCGGCCAGGGTGTCGGAAAGACGGGTATTGAAGCGGTTGCACTACTGTGGTTTTTAACCTGTTTTCCATATTCCCGTGTTGTCGCTACAGCACCCACAAAGCAACAGCTCCATGATGTCCTCTGGTCGGAGGTCTCAAAGTGGCAGGAACGCTCTCCTTTATTGAGCGCTCTTTTAAAGTGGACAAAAACATACATCTACCTCCGGGGCCATGAAAAACGCTGGTTTGCTACTGCAAGGACAGCTACGAAACCGGAGAATATGCAAGGCTTCCATGAAGATAATATGCTTTTTATTATTGATGAAGCCTCCGGTGTGGCAGATCCGATTATGGAAGCAATCCTGGGTACCTTATCTGGTGGAAATAACAAGCTGCTCATGTGCGGCAACCCCACCAAAACCAGTGGTACCTTTTATGATGCTTTTTACTCTTCCAGATGGATGTACCGGTGTCATACTGTTTCCTCTGAAGACAGCCCCCGTACAAACAAAGACAATATTAAAGCTTTGGTTGACCGATTTGGCTATGATAGCAATGTTGTGCGGGTGCGTATCCGGGGCTTATTTCCGAAGCAGGAAGATGATGTGTTTATTGCTCTGCAGCTTCTGGAGGCTTCTGTAACTCTTGAAGTAGACCTGGGAGAAGAAGAGGAGTATACTCCTGACCGTATAGATATAGGCGTGGACGTTGCCCGATTTGGTGATGATAACACTGTAATAGCTCAAAAGATTGATAAGGTTATTCCGGAGTTCCTGGTTCGTCATGGACAGGATACAATGAAAACTGCCGGTGATATAGTTCGCGTGTATCGAGATTTACTTGAAAAGTACCCGAAGTATGAAGATTACATTTATATAAAAATTGATGATACTGGAGTTGGTGGCGGAGTAAGCGACCGATTGAAAGAGCTGCAAAGGGATCCGGAAGAAAAGTTGGATAAGATGGTTGTAGTTCCGGTGAATTTTGCCAAGAAGGCACCTAAAACAAAGTCGGCAAGGTATTACGATGATATTGTAACTTGGATGTGGGCGAATGTCAGGGACCTTCTGGAGAATGAGGAAGTAAAAATTCCAGATGATTCTATTTTGGTAGGTGAGTTTTCTACCCGTAAATATACTTTCCTGTCTAATGGTAAGCAAAGGCTTGAAAGTAAAGACGAATTGAAAAAGAGGGGATTGACCTCCCCGGACAGAGCGGATGCGGTGGCATTAGCCTGTATGCCAGTATATAAGAAAAAATAATTACAGGAAGGAGGGAAATCATGGAAGAAGTACAAGAGCAGGAAGAGAAAAAGCGTATCCATAATTCGGTTGTTATTAAGGCTATATCCGAAGAGCGTGTATCTATCATGGAAAGTAAGGCTGTTGATGAAGATGAATTTCACGGCCTATATGAAGATGGGGCGGTTCTGGAGCCGCTTTATAATCCGGAGCAATTAACAAGGCTTTCTGAAAATAGTGATATTTTGCAGCAATGTATAGATGCCTACAAGACCAACATTGTAGGATTTGGTGTGGATTTTGATTATGATGTTGACGTGGATAAACAGAATGAAGGAATCCAGGCGGCTCTGGACAAAGAATGGGGCAGATATGAAAATTTCTTCAAATACTGCAATTTTGATGAAAGCTATACGGAAATCATGAAAAAGGTGGTTGATGATAGGGAGCGTATCGGTTGGGGAACTTTAGAGGTTATTGAGGATGCTATTGGAAGGCCTGCAGGTTTGGAACACATACCTGCGCATAAAGTGCGCTTGTGCAAAAGGGAAAGAAAAGCCATTATGGTAAAAACAATGGTCCCAAACGATGATGGCCAAATGATTGAAATTACCATTATGAAAAAGTTCAGAAAGTTTGTTCAGATCGTGGATAGTCAGAAGGTCTACTTTAAAGAATTTGGAGATCCAAGAACTTTAAATTGCAAAACAGGGCTCTATGATGATAATACTCCGGATGAGGATAAAGCCACAAGCATTATGTTCTTCAGTATTTATTGTCCGTACACACCTTACGGGCTTCCGAGGTACATAGGTCAGCTATTAAATATTCAGGGAAATAGAAAGGCAGAGGAATTAAACTATACTTACTTTTTAGATGGCCGGCATATGCCCATGGCTATTATAGTGGAGAATGGAAAACTGACAGATGATTCCGTAAAAAATATTTCTGATTCAAAAGGAGATAAAGCCAGGCACAAGTATTTGATACTGGAAGCTGAGGGAGTGGAAAAGGCTGTCACCATAGGCGATGATGAAGACAAGTCAAAAGTAGGAATTCGTCTTGAAAAGCTTGCTGAAATGCTGGAAAAAGACGGACTCTTTCAGGACTATTGTAAAAACAATCGTGATAAGATTCGTTCCGCCTTTCGACTTCACCCGATATACACCGGAGAAAGCCAGGATTACACGAGGGCTACTGCTGATACGGCAAGGCAGGTCACAGAGGAACAGGTGTTTCAACCAGAGCGTGAAGATATTGCCTTTAAATTTAACAATACTCTTAAAAGGGTACTGGAAATCAACCAGGTAAGTATGAAGTTTGTGGCACCCACTATTTCAGATAAGGCGGAGATTGCCACAGCAATTACACCTTATGTGCAGGCTGGAGCTGCCTCTCCCAATATGCTTATAGATGCTCTTGGAGATTTGCTTGGCAAGTCATTTGAGGCTTTTGAGGGTGAATGGGCCGATAAACCCCTACAATTATTACTTAAAGAAATGGAACTGGAAGCAGGTCAAAACAATGGATTTGGAAGTGAAGGACAAATGAATCCTGGTGCTGTAGGGCTTGAAAATGACCAAAAGGACATAGAAAAGTCAGAAAGCATAGAAAGTATAGTCGGGATATTAAAAGGCTTGCAAATCGCAATAGAGGAGGCGCTTTCAGATGCATCCTAAGAAAAGAACAGTTCTTTTATCAATAGCAAAATCTATTGAAAATGTACTTCAAAAAATCGACAAGGAAAACGAAGTATTTATAAATTCTTTTGGCAATCTCACAAAGGAACAAAAGAAAATTGCATTAAAGGGATTGGAAGAGCTTGAGAAAAAACTTCAGGCTTTTTTTATTGCTGAAAAAAAAGACTATTTAAAGGCTATGAAAGAGCTGCCTTCCTATCTTAAAAGCAGAAAGATAAAATACCGCATAAAGGTTAAAAAAGCAGACGGAATACCGGAAGACATACTGGATCAGTTTGTAGAAGTGATAACGGATTTTGTTTTTGCGAATGACAAACGGAGAATAGAGCAGTTGGAAGAAATATATGCAGCCTATGCGGATTCCGTTTTTCCCGGAGTTGCTGAAAGCTGTGCCAGATCTGTTGAAGGTTCTAAGCTTGGTCCGGAAATGACATTAACGGATTTGGCTGTAAAGTGGTTGGAAGCGCATAAAATCAAGTTTGCACAGGAAGTTACAGAAGCGACCCATAATGCAGTTATAAAATCTTTAAAAAACACGCTGACCGGCGCCAATGGTATCATAAGCGGATCCGAAGACTTGCTTACTGTTCTTCCGGATTTTTTCAGGCAGGCAGGCTTGAACCAGAAGCAAAAAAATCTTACCGGAGTTACGGATATTGACCTGTATAATAAAATGTCTCGGGAAATTGAACAGCAGGCATGCTTTGAACATTACAGGGCAAGGCGGATAGCCAGAACCGAAACCATAGGCACAACCAATTCAGCAACTCTGGAGGGCTGGCGGCAAAGTGATGTAATTGGTGGTAAGCAATGGCTCTGTGCCATGAGTGATAATAGCAGAAAATCTCATAAAAAGGCTAACGGCCAGATAGTAGCATTGGATGAGCCTTTTGTTGTAGATGGTGAAAAGCTCATGCACCCAGGAGACACATCAATGGGGGCCAGCGCTGAAAATGTTATAAACTGCCGGTGTACCATGAAATCAGTACTGAAATATAAGATGAAAGGGAGGGGATAGCTTTGGGTGATGTTATTTCTTCTGTCATACCAATCGCAAAAGTGGATAATGTGGCAAAGACGGTAATTGGTGTAGTTTACAAAGCATCAAAGACTTTTGACGCTAATGGAAAGCCACTGGATAATATTGACTCTCATGGAAATTGGGCAACTGAGGAAGAGGTAAAAAAAGCTTGCCATAATTTTAATAAAAAGCTACAGCAAAAGAAACTTATCGGAAAGGTCGGAATCGATAAGCAGCACAATGAAAAGCCGGGATATGGAGTGGTAATTGAAAGCTATATAGCAATGTCAGATATACCGGATATAAACGCTTCAAAAGGTGATTGGGTTGCTGCTGTTGAGGTTACTGACAACGAATGCTGGAAGGAGATTGAGAAAGGTGAAATCGAAGGTTTTTCTATTGGTGGAACTGCAAAAATAGACACATCGAAAGGAGGTGAGAAAGATGATTAGAAAAATTATGAAAGCTGCAAAGCAGCCAAAAATCATACCAGGTGAAATGAGTGATATGGACATCGATCTGATTTCTTTGGTACGAAAAGGTGCAAACGGTCAGAAAATTCAGATTTACAAAGCCGATGATTCAGAGGAAGCAGATGGAGATGAGGAAGCCCAGGGGCTTCTGGAAGTCTTAAAATCTTACTTTTCCAACAAAGGAAAGGTTCAAAAAGCGGATGATACTGCAAAGAAAACTTCCAAGAAGACCTTTGCCAGTATGATGGCCGTAAATGATATCACAGAAAACATGTGGAGAGCAAACGACACACTGCGATCGGTAATGCGTGATATTATAAGCAATGAAGAAATTACAGATAAAAAAGCAGCATTGCTCCAGGCTGTTGATGAATATTCCGCCTATATGAAAGATAAGGTGAATGTTTCAACAATTGCCAAAAGTGCTGCTTTTTTTGATGTGCCGGATTCTGTTATTGAAAAATCCGGAAAGAAAGTTTCCTCAAAAAATTTAACTGCGCTTAGGGATGCACAAAAGGCTTTGTCAGCAGTTATCGAAGAAGCAGAAGGGCCAAAAAATCCGGAAGATAATCCGGATGAAGAAAAAAACAAGGAAGGCAATGAGAAACCCGATGGTAAGAAGGAGGATGGAGAAGTGAAAAAAGAAGAATTGACTAATGTTATGAAAGAAGCTCTGGAGGATATCTTAAAGCCAATCACAGAAAGGCTTGATAAGATTGAAAAGTCAGATACGGATGAGACTGCAGAGGAAGAAGCTGCAGATGGAAATATTGCAGAGGTTGTAAAATCTGCCATATCAGAAGCTGTTAAACCAATTAATGAAAGACTTGAAAAAATTGAAAAATCCCGCGCCCTGCCCCGTAGCAAAGAAGGTGATGAACCAAATCAGGTTCAGAAATCGGAGACAGGTATTTTTGACGGATTTTTCACTGAATAAGGAGGGAAAGAGAGCATGAACAACAGAACATTATTATCAAAAGCAGCTGTAGATACCTCAACGTTGGGGACTGGCGGCAGAATGAATGCTGAGCAGTCTACTCAGTTCATTACATTTATGAAAGACTATTCTACATTCTTACGATCCGTGGATTTTATTACAATGCAGACCACCAGACGTGTATTGGAATACGGAGATATTTCCAGAAGAAATATGCGTAAGGCTAAAGAAAATCAGGATAACGCAGCAACAGGAAGCTTCTCAACCAAACAGAGGGAGTTGAATGCAGTTGGTGTAATCATGCCTTACGACATTACCTTCCAGTTCATGAAGGAAAATATTGAAAAAGGAAACATTAACACAACGTTGGCTCAACTATTTGCTCAGCAGTTTGCAAATGACACCATAGACCTTGCGTTCAATGGAAGTGAAAGCTCTACAGATGATTTCCTGAATATTAATGATGGTTGGGTTGCTATAGGAGAAGCGGACGCTGGTACCCATAAAATTGATAATGCAGGGATTACCTCTAAAAGGGCACTCTTTAAAACTCTGCTTGGAGCTGTGCCTAGTAAATATTTTCAGCTTTATCAGCAGGAAGATAAGAGCTTACTTAAGCTTTTGGTATCTCACAATGTCAACCGAGAGTATAAGGAAGAACTGACAGAAAGGAACACAGCCCTGGGCGATAGTCTTTTGATCAGCGGTAATCATGTTGCCTATGATGGGTTTGAGATTATTCCGGTTGGCTTCCTTCCTGATGAGGTTCAAATGGTTACTCCTTTGAAGAACTTGGCTTATGGTGTATATGGTGGGAACATTGAGACTTATCATGATGTGGTACCGAGAAAAACACGACATGAATATACGTTGCTTGCTGACTTTGATTTTGAAATCCATAATCCGGACGTACTGGTTATGGGTAAGAAGAGAACCTGATAGGAGGGAATATCATGGGAAGAAAAGTAGAAGAAAATCATAAGGTTGTTGCTGAAGCTGAAAGCCCGGCTGCAGATCTGATCCAACAGCAGGAAGAATTCACGTTTGAAGAAGAACCCGCAGCTGCACCGGAATCAAAAGAACCTGCTTACCAGGAAGAGCCGGTAACCGAACCGGCGCCGGCACCAGAACCGGAACCGGAAAAGGAAGAAGAGGAGAAACAGGAAGAACAGCCTAAAAAGATACTGGCTGAATACTGGCTGATTCTCACAGGTGCAGCTTCCTATACAGGATGCGGCATGCGATTCTTCAAAAATCAACCGGTCCAGATTGTAGATGAAACAACATACAAAAAGCTTCTTACTACAGGGCTTTTTGTAAAAAGGTAATGGAAGCGTATTTAACTGCCAATGATTTGAAGTCTGGTGGAGAATTTGAGGGTGTTGTTTTAGAAGAAGACATGGAGCAGTTATCAGATAAGGCATTGGAAAATCTGCTGAAGTCTGGGAAAGATCTCATTGACGCATACTGCGGCACCTCATTTGATGATAAAATTCCCAATATGGTTAAAGTGGTCAATGCCCAGTTGGTCCCGGCTCTGATTCGAGACGATACTAAAAACAGTGAAAGTGTAGACGGATATTCTTATCAGAATAATCTGTCTGCCTTTTCTGCCATACTTTCTAAGCTCGATTTCCTTATGATTGGCGGAAAAACAATTTCTGAACGCAAGAGAAGCGTCAGGGCAAGGGTGATCTGACATGAGCATAGGAAAAATGTTGATTCATAGATGCAATATATATAAGCATGATGATGAAAAGAGAGGAAATTTCACTAAAAAAGTTCCTGACGCAATGATTTATGAAAATAGAAGGTGCAGATTTATCCGGAAAAATTCTACTAACACGAAAGAAAATGGACGGGTAAAGGTGAATACCTATTACGTGCTTATGCTCCCTAAGAGTGTAAAGGTTGAGAACGGGAACATTGTTTGCTGGGTGGATAAAGAAGGGAAAGAGATATACCGGTTTAAGGTTGAGGAACCCTACTCCCCGTCTGGAAAATATAATCGTGTCTCAATCGAGCGGGAAGGCGAGGTGTAGCATGGAGGATGATTTCTTCATTGATGGCTTAAATGATCTTGAAAGAAAGCTGTTAAAAGCTGCTCAGAGGGATATGCCAGAGATTATTCAGAACATTCTTGACACATTGGGAGATGTACTCATAAATGAGGCCAAAGATGTGTTACAGGGCGATGAAAGGCCGCATGCCAGATATTCAAAAATGACCAGAACGGTTTCCAAGGGGAAAAACAAGGGGAAAACCAGAAATTACCTCCAATTTAAAGGAACGGTGAATACAAATGCAATAGATACTGGCTTGCTATGGAATTCACTGTCCCGGGGCAGCGTCGGTAATATTTGGACCTTCTCCGGTAAAGCCGGGAAATTTACCCTATGTGTCGGCTCTAACGTAAAGTATGCAGGCTATATTAATGATGGATATAAAGTTTCAAAGAAGCATTGGGTACCTGGTACAATAGACGGAAAAGGGAAGTTTATATATCAAAAGGGTTCAAAAACCGGAATCATGGTACGTGCGCATACTTATAAAGGTGTAAAATACTTTGATTTAGGTTTTGAGGAAATGGAGAAAGCTGCTCCGGAGGTAGTAAGGTATGAGTTGAATAGGTTTAAGGAGGCTTTTGAAAATGGATAATTTACCATTGCCGGAAAACAGAGCCCTTTCGGAGATTGTCAAAGAAATATTCGGTGATATCCAGCAATATGAAACGGATGTTCCTGAAAAATTTAAACGGCCTTGTTTTCTTTTTATAAATCCGGATAAAGCAACCAAAACGGAGGAGTTGACGAAGTCCTTGTACAAGGAGACAAGAACATATGAAATTTACATGTTCTGCAAAGAAGAGGATGTAGACAGTCTGACGGTAAATAAGGATGCGTTTGTAGACTATCTTATGGGGCTGAAAAAGATACCAATTCCTGATACAGGGCGTTTTTTTACCATAGAAAGAGTTGCTGCAGATACAGATGATGTAAATTTTATGGTTGCATTTATGATTGAAGTATCCCGGGTACGTTCCCGGAATTTAAGGCGGGATCCGGTACCGAAGATACAGAAAATCGTTAATAAAATTAGTGTTGATGGGAGGAAGGCGATAGAAGATGAACAGCAAAGCGGAATTCAGTCTGGATGAAATATGCCAGAATTCAAAGGAACTTTTGGGAGTTTATCCGGAAGTAATTTATGGAGCGCTCTTTATGTGTGACAAAAAAGAGAAGTATACCCTGGGAGAAATTAACCAGGCAATTGATTCATTCTTAAAGAAGGAGGTAAGGTAATATGTCGAGTGGAACATGGAAACCGGGTGAAAGCAAAGAGCGTACCGGACTTTATAACTGGTTTGTCTCTTTGGCAGCATCCAGAATAAACGCTACAAAGAAAGGCGTTGTCGGCATTCCCATTAAGGCTGACTGGGGCCCTTGTAATCAGCTCACGATTTGTGAAGATGATTCGGCTATTATTTCTGCTTTTGGTACCGGTGGAACCGTATATTTAGCCAGGAGAGCTGCCAAGGGAGGAAAGCAATACAAACCCTATAGGGTCATTGTATACCGAATGGCAACAGCGGAAGCGGAACAGGCGGTTGCTACAGTAGAGGGCAGTTTTAAGCTGATTGCCAAATACAAAGGCAGTCGTGGAAATCAATTCAGAGCAGCTATAACGGAAAATATCCAGGATGAAGAGTTGATAAATCTTGCGATTTATGAAGGCAGCTCCATGGTAAGCAAGTATACTGTGAAGAAAACAGATGTAGGGGCACTGGTAGATGCGGTAAATAGTGATGAGAAATCCCTGGTCACAGCGGTAAAGATGGGAGATACAGAACTTTCGGTGAATGCTTCTATTACATTTGCCGGCGGCAGCTCGGGAAGTGATGTAAAAGTTGAGGATTATATTAGAGCCCTGGCAGCATTTGAAACAGCTTACTTAAATACAATCTCCATGGACGGGGTATATGATGAATCACTGCTTACTACTGTTAAGAGCTGGCAAAGCCGTGTATGGAATGCTGGCAAAATGATTCAGCTTGTTCTTGGCGGAACTCATGAAAATGACAAGGACCCGTCCGTAGGCAATGCAAGGTCAAAGGCCTGTGACAATTATGGCATTATCAATGGGATTGTAGGCGGAATAGATGCGGCCGGCAATATGTATTGTTCTGCTGAGATGGCGCCTCAGATTGCGGGGGCTATAGCTGCCCTGCCGCTAAATAAAGCAATTACTTATAAAGAGCTGGAAGATATTGTGGATGTAACGGTGGAATTAAGTGATACAGAAATCCGTGAGGCTACAACTGCCGGCTCTTTTGTTTTGTTCAAAGACACAGATCCGGAAACCTTTGAGACTTCTGTTAAAGTAGAACGGGGAATTAATACTTTTACCAGCTTTACTGCGGAGGCGGGAGAAAAACTCCGTAAAATTAAGGCTATTTCAACAATGACGGCTATTGATTATGATATCGGCCGCTATGCGATGAAAAATGTACTTGGGGAGCTCGATAATGACGGTGATGGCAGGGCGGCTTTGTTTAGCGGTATATCCCAGTATCTTGAAACTTTAGCAGATCAGAATGTAATCAGTCCTGATATCCTTGTTGGATTGAGTGAAACGCTAGTCAGTGAAGGCGATACCGTTTATATGGAAACTCAGGCACTGACAATTGATAAGATTGAACAGATCTTTAATAAGGTCTTTCTGTAAGAAGGGAGTGTTATAGAAGATGGATGAAACCAGAGTAATAAACGGTTCCTATGGCGAATGCCATAGTGAAGGGAAGTGGCTGACTAACATCTATAAAATGTCGGCTGATCTGGAACCTTCCTACGGTGATGTAAAAATGTCCGGTAGCCGATGGACCGGACAGAAACTGCTTGGGATTAAAGGAACTGGCAGTATATCAGGTTATAAAATCACATCGGAATTGGTCCAAAATGTGGCAAGAATCACAGATGATCGAAAGTCAGAGTATGTAACCGAACTGATTTCCAAGCTGGATGATCCGGAAGCCTATGGATACGAGCGTGTTCGCCTGAAACATGTAAAGTTCTCAAAAATTCCTGTTGTAGGCTGGGAAGTTGGGGCAATGGTGGAAGAAGAATGGCCGTTCACTTTTGTTGGAGTGGAGTGGCTAGATAAAATCGAAGAAAGTTAATACTTGCGGCTCTGCGGAGCCGCTTATTTTGAAAGGAGCACATTATGAAAGAAAACAAAACAGGATATGAAAATGTAGAAGATATGCCCGCAGATGCTTATGTGGAACCTGCCACACAGACAGATGATGAATTATTGGAAGCTCTCCTTGGAACACCTGAAAGTGCTGAAAAACAGGTATACATGAAGCGGTTTAAAGCCTACTTTACTGTGAAAGCAATTTCGACAGAAGAATACAATAAATTGGAGCAGCGCTGTAAATATCCCGTTAAAAACCCTCGAACACACCAGATTGAAGAAAAAACAGATCAGGATAAGTTATCCCGGTTGTTGGTACTGACAGCATGTGTTAAGCCTGATTGGAACAATCCAAAACTGCTTTCTAAGTATAACACAGATGATCCTACAAAAGTAATCCGCAAAAGGTTGTTTATAGGTGAAATTTCACAGCTTACAGAGGCTATTATGGATGTTTCGGGATTTGATGATGGGATGGAAGCAATAAAAAACTCATTAGCCGAGGCGGAGAAGCAGGAATAATTCATAGACTCCTTCAAGAGAGTAATTATACTCTTTTTCCTGATGAAATATATGCGAAGCCTCGTGGGGTAAAAAACTTTATGTATGCTTCTCTGGAGCTTACTGTCAAGGAAAGAAAGAATCGGCCAAAGTAAGAATTAATTATGCAGGAAAGGGGGTGGAAGGGTGGAATTAAGTGCGGTTTTATCATTGAGGGACCGGTTATCTGCCAAGTTGAAAAAGGCCAGTGAAGGTGTAGGGACTATGACCAAGAAGGTAAATGAATCAAGGGAAGCTTTGGTCAGGATGTCGCAGTCACAGAATATTAATATTGCTGCTCGTACCAATATTGCAGAAGTAATGAAAAATGCCAAAGTTGAGATTGCTTCTTTAAAAAATACCATAGAGGATAAAGAACTTGCTTTAAAAGTTCAGCTTGATGATGATCTCAGCATGGAGAAAATAGAAAAGCAGTTAAAACATTTCAATGCCCTGGCTAATACGGGACAGGAAAAAATTCAGGAATATAGCAATAAGCTGGATATTTTAAAACAGAAACAGGCTGAATTTACTGATAGTACCAAGGGAAGTACGAAGTTGGGAATAGAGCAATCTATTGATAGTCTGGAGAAGAAGCTGAACGAAATCGAAACAGCAAAACAGAGATTCACAGAATGGCAGAAAATCCGTGCCGATTTCAGTGAGTTGGAAGAAGCCAGGTCAAAGCTGGCCACAATGGAAAAATCTATTGAGGATTTGAACAAGACTAATGTGGCAGTCAGAGCATACGTTGATTTCAAAGCTGATGCTCTGAAACAGATTTATGACATTGATGAAAAGCTTAAAGGCTTAGGGAAAAAGGTTATTTCTCCAGTTGTTAATCTGAAAGACAGGGTTTCAAATGGAATAAAGCCAATAGCTTCCAAATTGAAAAGCTTGGCAGGCCAGAAGGTTCAGCCACTGGTATCTCTGAAAGATAAAGTCACAAATGCCGCGGGAAAGGTCCGTCAGAGTTTGGCAAAGGTAGCGGGTACCGTAGCTTATCCGATAGTCAAGCTTAAGGATATGGCCTCTCCTTTAGTATCTAAAATCTCAGGCAAAATTAAGAGTGTGGCAGGTAAGGTTTGGGAAGCCACTGTAAAAGTAATTGACAAAACAGGTCCGGCTTTAAAGAAAATCGGCTCTGGATTGAAAAATGTAGCGGGAATAGCGGCTAAAGGCATTGTTATTGGTGCTACGGTAGCCATGGCAGGAGCGACAGCAGTAACAGCAGCTTCGGTAACGAAAGATCAAGCAGTAAATTCCACAATGGCACAAACCGGCCAGAAGGATAAGGCTGAAATAAGTGGCATAATGTCAAACCTGTATCGAGATAACATGGGGGAAGATTATGCTGACCTGGGAAATAGTATATCGGCAGTATCCCAGATTTCAGGCGCAGCTGGCAAAGACCTGGAAAATCTAACACACAATGCGTTATTGCTCCGGGATACATTTGATTTTGATGTTACTGAAAGTACACGTTCTGCAAAAATGATGATGGACCAGTTCGGCATATCTGGTGATGAGGCTTATAACCTGATTGCACAGGGAGCACAAAAGGGCTTGAACAAAAACGGGGACCTTTTGGATACGCTGAACGAGTATGGTACCCATTTCAAACAAATGGGCTTCTCCAGTACGGAAATGATGAATATGCTGGTGAACGGAGCCCAAAGCGGAACTTTTTCTGTTGATAAGCTTGGTGATGCCATAAAAGAATTTGGCATAAGAACAAAAGATGGAAGCGACGGAACCAAACAAGCTTTCAAAGACTTGGGGTTGGATGCGGGTCGGCTTACAAAAGATTTCGCTGCCGGTGGTGACAGAGGAAAAGCGGCTTTTCAAGAGGTAACAGCAGCTTTAGGATCAATGCAGGATCCAGTGAAGCAAAATGCGGCCGGCGTAGCTCTTTTTGGAACTATGTGGGAAGACCTGGGCGCAAAAGGCGTACTTTCAATGTCAAAGCTGAATGGAGAAATCCAGGGTGGAACGGATGCGCTGACAGAAATTAATAATATAAAGTATGATGATTTAGGAAGCGCCTTTGGCAGCTTGAAGAGGACCTTTACAGATGCGGTCCTGGCGCCTATAGGAGAAAAACTTACTCCAACCGTATCAAATGCGGTAAATGTACTGAAAGGCTTTGCTGGTAGAATTGGTGAGGCTATTGAGGCAGGTGACACGTCTGGTATCGGTGCTGTATTCAATGATATGATTGGCACCGGGGTTCAGGCGGTTCAGGATGGAGCTCCTAAAATAATCAAAGCTTTAATCGGCGGCCTGGGAAGTCTCCAGGGCATGATAAAACAGCAGGCGCCATCCATTATAACAGCGGCTACTACAATAATTCTTACCTTGGTCCAGGGGCTGACACAGGCAATGCCAGGTATTACAGAGGCCGCCATTTCAATCCTGGAGAGCCTTACACAGGGTATTTCAGGCAACTTGCCCATGATAATTCAGGCGGCGATACAGTTGCTTACCAGCCTGATTCAGGGCTTTGTGAGTATGTTGCCGGCGATTCTGAATTTAGGATTGCAGCTGTTATTATCTTTGATACAGGGAATTGTACAGAGCATACCACTACTTATTGATTCAGCAGTTCAAATAGTTCTGAATCTGCTTCAGTTCATAACAGATAATCTGCCTATGATAATTCAGGCAGCTCTGGACATTATAATGACGCTGGTGCAGGCTTTAATTGATAATATCCCGGTATTGGTGGACGGAGCCATACAGATAATAACTGGATTGGTTACCTTTATCATTGAGAATTTGCCCATGATACTGACCGCTGCTGTACAGCTTGTGGTAGCATTGGTTGACGGACTGATATCCGCTTTGCCTACTTTGGTAGAGGGAGCCTTGAATCTGGTAACTGCAATTTGGGATACCTTGAAAGGGGTAGACTGGCTGCAGCTTGGAATTGACCTGATAAAAGGAATTGGGGACGGTCTGGTAAGCGGAGTAAAGCAGATCGGAAGCACGATAGGAAATGTTGCGGGCTCAATTGTCGGGAAATTTAAGAGCTTCCTTGGAATACATTCCCCATCCCGGGTAATGAAAGCCGAAGTTGGATTTAATATGGGAGCGGGTGTTGCGGAAGGTCTGAAGGATACAAAGGCTATGATGAATAATGAAATCAAAAGCTTGACTGACGACATGACAGTTACCATGAGTGCAAACACTCCTGAGGTTATAATTCCAACCATGGAACCATATCAGCTGCCGGTTTCAGAAGAACCAAAGAAACCCAACAAGCCCCAGGATCCTTCCGGTGGGGGAGATGAGTATTCAGGCTTAAATATTGCACAGCCAGTGAATAATAGCGACACATCAAACTCTTATAGTTCGTCTGCAGAAAACAAGATCGTGAAGAAATATTACATCGATAAGATAATTGAACATGTAGAGATAACAGGAGAGGGCGATGAAGATAGGCTGGTACAGAAGGTATTGGCAGCACTGGCCGATGATATTGAGGAAACGGCCGACAATATGGGGGAGGAGGATGTTGATTGATTTTTAAAATATCGTTTGAGAATTTGAAAGACAGTATAATTTTACCGGTCAACCCCTCTGAACCGGTAATCAGCGGAGGAGGAACTAATTTTACAGATATTCAGGTGATTAAGGGTGGAGAACGAACCATAATCGGCAATAGTATGCTGCAAGTGGTGTCGTTCTCTTCCTTTTTTCCCAGGGATTACGATTCTTCCTATTGTACCAGAGAAGACATACCGGATCCATGGGAAGCGGTGAAAAAGATTGAGAAATGGAGGGAGTCCGGCAAGCCTGTAAAGCTATTGATAACTCAGACTGGTGTAAATATGTACGCCACAATTCGGAAATTTGATTACCGGGAGAAAGGTGGAGAGCCAGGGGATGTCTATTATGATATTGAATTCAAAGAGTTCAAATTTATAAAAATCCGTGAAGTGGTAAAAGAGGCACCTAAGGTACAGCAGCAATCGGACCGGCCAGAAACCTCTGCTACTGCAAAATCCTATACTGTTGTGAAAGGAGATTGCCTGTGGAATATAGCGAAAAAGTTCTACGGAAATGGGAGCCAGTATACAAAAATCTTTAATGCTAACAATCCTCCCATAAAGAATGCAAGCTTAATATATCCGGGGCAGGTATTTACAATTCCGTCATGAAAGAATTATACAAAGAAAGGGAAAAGTACAAGGTTGCTGTTATCCGAGAAAATCTTATTTCTTGGATTGAAGAGGCTGTCACCACCATGACCTGGGGTGGCAGCAAAGACGAAGCCTCCCGTACTCTTAATTTGGAAGTAACAAAGGTTAATGGGAAGACGGATTTCCCGAACGGAAGTGCTATCGTGATATATGATACGGCAGATCAGGAGCTTATGAGGTACATCATCACTAAGAAAAGCAAAACCCGAAGCAGTACAGTCATAAAGTATACGGCTAGGGATATCCGATGGTGGCTTACTCGCAGTAAGATGGATAAAAAATTTGAGAACATGACCGCAAGTGAGATTGTCTCAAGCCTGTGTAAAACCTTAGGGATAAGCACAGGAACTATTGAGGATACCGGTGTTAAGTTTTCTGTTCTACATTTTATGAAAAAAAGCCCATGGGATATGATCATTATAGCTCTTACAGAAACCAGAAAACAAAGCGGAAGGCGGTTTACTACCCGTGTTAGAAATGGAAATCTGGAACTTATTGAAAAGCTTAAGCAGACCGTACAATGGGTTATCGAAGAGGGCGTGAACTTGCTGGATTCCTCTTATGATGAAAGCATAGAAAATACCTACACGCAGATAAAAGTAGTCGGGAAAAATTCCAAAGGAAAGGAGATATCAGCGGAGCAAAAAAACGAAGAAGCTCAGAAAACATATGGAGTAATGCAGGAATATGTAAGCCAGAGCGACAAAATGACGCAGGCGGAAATAAATGCAATAGCAGCTCAAAAATTAAAAGAGTTGTCTGCAGTGCAGAAAAATGGCTCCATTAAAACCTTTGGAATAGATGGCATAGAAACTGGAATGGGGATCTATGTAATAGACAACGAAACTGGATTGGTGGGAGGGTTTTATATTGAGTCAGACAGCCATACATACAGTAACGGATATCATGAAATGAGCCTTACTTTAGCCTGGACTGATGAGTTACCGGAAATTGAATATGAAGCTCCGAAGGATAAGAAAAAATCATAAGAAAGGGTGGTAGTTTGAGTGCAGAAGCAGCGAGAATAATTAAAGGTATATCAGGAAGAAAGTCTGCCGGCGGCCTTAGTGTTATGCTGGGGACTGTAAAAAATATCTCACCACTCACTATAAAATTTGATGAAATAGGTTTTGATATATCGTCAGGCCTATGGGTAAATGATATGCTGCTGGACTGCAAAAGGGAAGGCAGCATAAGCTCTTCCGGAACGAATCTTCCTGATGCAAAGATAGATTTGAAAGGAAGCCTTATTGTGGGTGACAGAGTGGCCGGAGTTCCGGCGGGTGGTTCGCAGTTTGTTGTTATGTGCAAGGTGGTGGGAAGCTAATGGGAATATTACCTCAATCTTATGAAATAAGCAGTACCACGATAAAAACATACAAAGATACTCTGCAGGGAAAACACACATTTAAGTTTGATTTTGAAAAAAATGAGTTTGTCACTGATGTGATGGATAATGTTATCACCACAAGCAATGCAAACGAAATGTTGGAGCAGATAGTAAATAAAATTCTTCATGATCGCAGATATAAGAATCTCATTTATCCGGATTCTTACGGAAATGAAATTGATTTGATTTTGAATCAGGATGACCCGTATGAAGTCGTAGAATGTGAATTACGAAGAGTTTACGCAGAGGCGTTGGAATACCATCCGCTGATTGAAAATATAAGCGATTTCACTGCAAGTTATGAAGGAGATACAATTATCTGCAAATTTGTTGTAAACGGGGTGGATGGCACCAGCGTCCCGGTGGTAAAGGAGTTGAATTATGTCACTACCTAAGTATGATTTTATAGAAATGATACAGGATGGATCCCTAGACGTTATTGAATGGCTTGCAGCACAGGATGAGGAAACTATCCGAGAAAGGGTATATGAGAGGGTACCCGAAGGGCTTGATGTTTCGGTGGGGAGTTATGAATATGATGCCATAGAGCCTACTAATACAGAGTTTGCTGTAGCATATTTCATGTTGCGCAATGTTATTTTACTTGCCTTTCCTCAACACTCTTTTGGCCAATGGCTTACACTGGCTGCAGCTGCTCGTGGTGTATACCGGAAAGGTGCTACTTATGCAAGCGGAAAGATATTAATTCAGGGAGCTATTGGCACAGCAATTCCGGCCGGGACTAAATTTTCAAACAGCATTCCGGCTGGCTCCGCATTAAGTGTAAAATATTATACTTCCCAGGAGTATTCCGTAATTGGTAATGATGGACAGGTGGAGGTTGATATTGTAGCTGATGAAATAGGTTCTGCCGGCAATGCCCAGGCGGAGGAAGTAAATTTAAACCTTGCTGATATTCAGAACCTTACCTCTATTGGAAATCCGCTTGCTTTTACAAATGGAGTAGATGAGGAAAGTGATGATTCGCTGTTGGCCCGTCTGCTTGACAAGGTTAGAAATCCTACAAGTGGCGGAAATAAAAATGATTACAAACAATGGGCGAAGGAAGTAGCCGGAGTTGTTGAAGTAGAAGTGATACCCTTATGGAATGGTCCGGGAACTGTCCAGGTCATCATTATCGGTGAGGGCGGTTCTCCTATTCCTGATTTGGTACCGGACGTAAAGGAGCATTTGGATCCGGAGAGCCATGAAGGGGAAGGAGAGGGCAGGGCTCCCATCGGAGCAGTAGTTACTGTAATTACTACGGAAAATTACGCTATCCGAATTGATGTTAATGATTTGGAATTTGAGAGTGGCTACAGTCTTTTGAATACGCGGCAAGCTGTTATAGAGGCAGTAAAGAAAGAAATTTCAAAGGTTGGCATTGGAGGCCTGGTGCGGATACATTATGTGGAAGATGCTATAAAGCATGTAACGGGCATAAAAGATTTTGGAAGTGTACTCTTAAATCAGTCAGACACCAATGTCCAGGTACCAGTACATCTGAAACCTTCAGCCGGGGAGGTGTATTTCGATGGAAACTAACCGATCCGAAGAAATGCTTAAATACGTTGAAGGGTATTATAGAGAGAGTAAATATTATCTGGCTCAGAATAATGCCAAAGGAGAGGAACTTAATATTCTTCATGCAATATTAGAGGACCTGCCAAACCAGTTCAATCCGCAGACAGCTACCTGGGGGCTTAGGTTATGGGATGAATTGCTGGAAATTGACGGAGGGATACAATCCGTTGAGGAGCGAAGGGCAAAAGTAATGATGAAGCTGATTGCTTTGCCGAGAATTACACCCATTTCCTTGGAAAGACTGATAAAAAATATTGCAAAAGCTAATGTGGATATTATCCGTAATGTGTCGCCATACACTTTTCAAATCCGGGTAAGAGAAGATAGCCTTGATTGCAACAGCAGCTTAATAAGGCAAATTGTAGAGGACTACAAGGAAGCGCACATGGCCTTTTACCAGGATTATTATTTGGGAAGGGTTCGGATAATTGAACACTTTTATTTAAAAATTATGCACAAAATGACTATGTATTGGTTCCGTAAAGATTGTTTGTTGAATGGTTCACATCTTTTAAATGGAGATATGAAGTTGGGATTTGTATTCCCGCCGTATAGGCTTCTGGTCAGGAATCGTTACACAGCGGTAATTTTAGAGCATTTATTAGCAAATGCCATGCGGAATACCTTTTGGATGAAAACAACGGAGAGAGCTGAAATTAGAGGCTTTCTCCGGTTCGCTTTTTACTGGTGGAGCGGTGCGAAGGTTCTTCTAAATGGGGAATATTTTTTGGATGGAGAGACATTTCTTAATCAGGAGTTTCCGCCATACAAGATGTTTCTGCGGAATAGATTCACAGTGACAATTCCGGAGGCTTTTGACAGTAGGATTATTTGGAATACCTTTGGTATGAAAAACGTGGAAAAAGCGGTGATTCGAAGCGTATTTCGGTCTGTAATTTATTGGTGGTCGGGTGCTCTCAATGGAAGATATCAATTAGATGGTAAAGAGAATCTTGGGAATGGATTGCCTGAATACAAAATGAAGAATACGAACCGATTTCAGGTTTACAACCAGGAAAGTATATCACCGCCTACAGTAACTATTACACATAATTTATGGCACCTGGATGGCACATTTTTAATGGATGGTGGCCAGGTCATGGATGCCTACCAGATTAAGGAGGTTTGGGAATAATGGCAGAAAGTATTGTAACAGATAAGGCAAGGGAGAAAATGCTGAAAGCAAGGGCTGGGATTGCTGCTCTTCCTAAGATTGTTGGAATGGCTTTTGGAGACGGGGCGAAAAATGCTTCAGGAGGAGTCATTGCTCCAACGGCGGATCAGACTTCTCTAAGACGTGAATTGCTTAGAAAGCCGATTGATGGATACAAAGCCATTTCAAAGCTGGTCTACCGATATACCAGTACATTGACTGAGTCAGAGCTGGCCAATAAGTATATTAATGAAATTGCTCTGTATGATGCCGATGGGGACTTGATAGCAATAAAATCATTCCTGGATAAGGGGAAGGATCCGGATCAGGAAATGGGTTTTGAAATAGACGATACATTCTAGGAAAGGAAGTGGTAAGTATGGCAAATTTTGATGTATCAAACCCTGTGTACAGTAACGAACTGCGCATGTTGGAAAAATCAGATCCGGCTCATGCAAATATGTTTAATCCTCTCTTTCAGCAGCTCCTTAAAAATGATGAATCTATTAAGCACATGAAAGATGATAAAAACTCCAACACCTATCATTTTGGAGTAGAAAACGGTCTGCTTTATATTGAATCAGACAGTTAAAATAACGTATTCCGTTATAATCTAACAAAAACGCAAAAAAAAATTACATTGTAGTATATTAGGAAGGTGGAAAAAATGCCAGAAAAAATATTTGTTGCGGATAAAGCAACACTTGACAGCACTTTTGCCAATACAAAAAAGCTATTAGAATACCTGATTCCAACGGAATCTCCTATTTATGGAATGATTATTCATGAGGCTGATTTGAATCCGGCCACCAGAGTGGAGTATATTGGTGCCAATAAGGATTTTATCCCAATGTCTATGAATATGAGTACTCATGTTATGAATTATGGTTCGTGGGGAAATTGGGAATGGTTAAAAGCTAATAAGCCGGTTATGGCTAATTGGAGCGGAGGAATTGACTATTATTTGGATGAAAACGATTATTCCAAAAAGGCAATTGACGGTACCGCTTCCGATGTGTCCAATGCTAGTTATGCCGGAAACGCAATGGCCATTATTAAGAAAATTTATACCTATACATATAAAGTCGGCTATGATAGGTATGTTTTGTTCTGTGAGAGAAAAATCACTGATGATTTTAAACCAATAGGGTTCAATGTTCTTGGAATTGAACGGGACCATATGCTTATTCCGATGTTTTACGGCTCAATAGATGCCGGCGGGAAAATGAGAAGCCTGGCAGGACAATGGAGCTGGGGAACAGCAAGCGGAAATACCAGTGATACAACTGCAGCTGCGAACGTAACCACAGAAGTACAGAATACAGCAATAAAGAAAACGGATGCAGATGCTCTTTTCTTTGGGGGCGCTTTATTAAACACCCTGGCTGATATTTGCGTTATGCTTACAAAGTCAACGAACACCCAATCTTCTTTGGGAGCGGGGATGAGCAGCAATTATGTAGAGGATAAAGAGCAGAAGCATGGAACAAAGATCAATACAATTATTGGCGGAGGGCAGTTTTATGGTTCCAGTGACGCAAAAAGTTTTAATAAAGTATTTCATTCATGCGTTCTTGGCTCTCAAATGGTGTGGCAGAGAGATCCCTATGCGGTAATGGTAAATGGTGTTATAAAGGTAAGTCCTGACTATAAGTATGACCTTTCTGGCGCTACTTATATTGATACAGGAGTTACGCTGCCGGCAAATAATTATTATGCTACTACAGAGGTTGTTCCTGGATATGGAGCAGTTCCAAGAGCGGAAATAACCTGTAGTACTGCTACGGGATACTGTGACCATACCTGGGTAAATCCGGCGATTACGGCGGTGTCACTCCGGCTGGCTAGTTGCAGCGATGGTCTTGGTGGCGGTCTTTTTGCCCGCGCATTCGCCGATGTCGCTGCTGACGCCTGGTGGAGCTACGGCGCCTCGCTTCTGCAACCACAACCTGTCACTGCGTAAGCAGTGTTTAGGGGGGTTGGGGGGCTTCCCCCAAGATGCTTTTAGGGTGATTTTTAAAAGAATTTCAAGATGGGTTTTTACAATGCAACGAATTTTAGGGGTTGTTGGGGCGACCTATCGGGCGTTCCGGCTGGCTAATTGCAACAATGGTCTTAATGGCGGTCTTTTTGCCCGCACATTCAACAATGTCGCTACTAACGCCTGGTGGAACTACGGCGCCTCATTTCTATCTTATACATGGAACAGTGATTCAAATGCCACCAACAATCCGACACCTCTGACGGTTGAAATACCGGTATATCCGCCATAATTGGTTTTGGTGAGTGGAAATTGTTCCGAAGCAGGTGTTACAAGTACAAAGGAATGTAGGAAAGTGACAAGGAGATAGAAGCAAAATGACATATGACATCGAAAAGGTATTAGGAGTCCCCTGGGTTAAGAAAAAAAGTTACAGATATCTCTATCAATTAGCTTGTCAAAAAGGGGTTATTGTACGTGCATTCGTGAGAATGCGAAAGAAAAAGACTATGCGGAAAGAAATCATAGAGATAGAGAAAGATTTTGAGAATTGGGTTAGCAAGGTGCAGATCATGCTGATAAATACTAAACCCAAGGGCTGGAAAGTAGAACATCCAGAGCTGGCTTTCCGGCCGAAGAAACATAAACCTATCCTGATAAAAGAGGCTGGTAAATGCAGAGTTATTTATGTCCCTGGTGTAATTGAGCAATGGGTCCATCATATTCTAATTTTGGTATTGGAACCAATTATTGAAGGCAGTGCCTATATGCATACCTATTCTTCTTTCCCGGGGAGAGGTACTCACAAAGGGAAAAAAGCAGTCAACAGGTGGATCCATAGAGGTAAGGGGATAAGGAATTTCGCACAATGTGATATAAGACATTTTTATGACCATGTGAGATATTCCGTTGTCAGGGAAAAGCTTAAAAGACGCATTAATGATTCATTTTTCTTACATCTAATTGATCTAACCCTGATTCAGTTTAGTAAGATGGGAATACCGCTTGGTTTCTTTGTGAGCCAGTGGCTTGCCAATTTTTTATTACAGGAGCTGGACTATAAAATTAAATGTGTTTTTGGCGTAGCTCATTATGTGAGGTATATGGATAACCTCACTTTTATGGATGATAATAAGAAAAAACTACATTCTGTTTTGAAAGAGGTAAAACGTTGGTTGGGAAAGCACCGCTTGAGAATGAAGGGAGATTGGCAAGTTGCCCGGTTTGATTATGTGAAAAAAAGTGGAAAGAGAACAGGAAGGCGCATATCTGCTATGGGCTTTTATTTTTATCGGGACCGAACACTTATGCGAAAGCACATTATGAAGCACCTGTCGGCGGTATCAAGGAGAATAAATAGAAAGAAAGAGAATCAACAGAGGCTTCCAAAACAATTATGTTTAAGCTTTGTATCTCTTATGGGTTGGGTACCCTGTACAAATTCCTATGAATGGTATCTTATGAATGTGAAGCCATATGTGAGTGTCAGAAGTATAAAAAAAATCATATCAAAATTAGCGAAGGAGGATAACCGGAATGACAAATTGGCAGGAAGAATGCTCTATACAGCAACCTAAGTCTTTGGAATTGGTTAACAGGGATACCTATATTCAAAGAAGAAATATAGTAGGGTATGAGCGTGAAAATTCAGATGGAACAAAAGAGTCCGGATGGAAATGTGAAAGCAGGTTTATTTCCCAAGAAGATTATAACCTGCTTTTGGCCCAGGAAGAAATTAACCAGCCTATGAAAGACAACGTTCTTGTGAGCATGGCGGCTCAGGCTGATATTTATGAAAAACTCCTGGCTCAGGAAGAAAATCAATTAACTATTATGGCTGCAATTGCAGACCTTTACGAAATGCAGAATGGAGGTAAGTAGGTATGTTAGAATTGTATGTGAGACTTGTCGAAGTTGGAAAAAGAACGGTAGAGAGCGTTCCAGAGCTGTTCAGGGCAGATGTAGAGAAAGCTGTTCTTAAAACAAAAGAAGCTGGTGCCTAAATGTTCAGCTTCTTTTTGTTTTATATAAATACATTTTTTGAGAAAGGAGGGAGAACCATGGTAGATTTATATGTTGCACTCATTATTGCCGGCCGGAGAACTCTCAACAGTGTTCCGGCCAGATTCCAGACTGCAGTAAAGGCGGATCTGGATGCTGTTGGGCTTACAGAGGAAGGGAATGTTAAGGAGTAGCCAAGGAGGAAACATGGAATATTTGGAGGAATCATCGTTACTTGAATTACTTGACCTTTACATGGATATGTGTGAAAAACAGGATGAAATCATCTGCAGATTAGGAAGGATTGTTGCAAAACAAGCCCAGGATATTCAGCATTATAAAAACCTGTATCGCATTGAGGAAGAGGAAGATAGAGAATTCGAGTTGGATAAGGGGATTGTAAAGGATGTAATGCAAGAATACGAATCAATGAAATTAGAGCCGTGAGGCTCTTTTTTTATTGATAAAAGGAGGTGAATTATCTGGATATTACAACAATTTTGGTGGCTGCAAGTATTCCAAGTGCGATCACAGGATTTTGTTTTTGGCTCCTTGAGAACAGAATGGAAAACAGAGAAAAAAAGCTCGCTGAGAAGGAAAAGGCAAGAGAAAAGAATGAGGTTTTGATTATTAAGAGCGTGGGAGCTGCCATAGCGTTGGGAGAGGCTACAGCTACGGCTCTAAAAAACGGACACTGTAATGGCGAAACAGAAGCAGCGCTCCAGTATGCCAGAGAAATAAAACATGAGCAAAAGGATTTTCTTGCGGAACAGGTAGTTAAGAATCTTTATTAAGAAAGGGAAAAGGTAATATTATGAAAAACATTAATTGGAAGAGAAAATTAACAAGCCGGAAGCTATGGACAGCAGTAGCTTCTTTTGTATCTATGATGGTTGTAGCCACTGGAGGAGCAGAGAACACTGCTACTCAGGTAACAGCATTAATTATGGCCGGTGCTTCTGTCGTTGCCTACATCATCGGAGAAGGACTGACGGATTCTGCCAACAGCGGAAGTATTGAGACAGAAGTAACTGTAGAAGATGAAGAGAATCAATAGGAGAAACCAAATGGGAAGAACAGCACAGGATTATTTGAGCGTATGGCAAGGCTGGATTGGATACAGCGAAGCCAACGGGAAACATAAAAAGATTATTGATATTTACAATGATCATAAGCCTCTTGCAAGAGGGTATGCGGTACAGTACCGTGATGAGTGGTGTGATACCACAGTTTCAGCGGCTGCGATTAAGGCCGGAGTGGTCGACCTGATCGGAACTGAATGCGGTTGCGAAGAGCATGTAAAGATTTTTAAAAGGCTTGGTATTTGGATTGAGGATGGAGCCATCACGCCGAAACCGGGATACATAATTGTTTATAACTGGGATGATAATACTCAGCCCAATTACGGCTATTCAGATCATATTGGTGTTGTAGAATCGGTAAAGAATGGAGTCATTACCTGTATTGAAGGAAATAAAGGAGAGGCTGTAGGCTATCGTTCCATACCGGTAGGCTGGGGATATATCCGGGGATATGCAGCACCGAAATTTGACGATGAAGCCAGCAGCACACCATCAGCGGGAGGTAATACTGACACAGAAAGTTCCGGTGGGTTAATTAATAAAACACCCAAGTGGACCGGGAAGGTTGAGGCTGACGTTTTGAATGTACGAACCTGGGCCGGTACAGAGTATTCTAATGTAAAGAGCTGGCCGAAGCTTTCAAAGGGGAATCTTGTAGATGTATGCGACAGCGTAAATGCTAAAAATGGAGACACATGGTATTTTGTCCGTATTGATGGTAAAGTTTATGGATTTGTGCATTCGGACTATATTGTTAAGGTTGGGGCAGTTGCCGCACCTTCCCCTAACATTGCAGTTGGTACGGTTCTTCGGTTTACCGGAAATACTCATTTTACAAGTTCCTATAAATCTGCGAAAGGAAAAACGTGCAAGCCCGGTAAGGCTAAAGTGACTGCTGTTAATCTGGACGCTGCTCATCCGTATCACTTAAAGGCTGAAAAGGGTGGCGGATCTGATGTTTGCGGCTGGGTAAATGCTTCGGATGTAAAGTAAAAGGTATCGTATTTAGGCTTCCGTTATAATCTAACAGGATACGTTATAATCTAACAGTTTGCATTCTTTTTAGACAGAATGTAGTAGATTATAACGGAAGGAGCAATTGACGTATGATTAAAGTTTTACTTTCTTCACGCTTAGGCGATCAAAAGCTGACCCAGGCTGACCTGGCGAGAATGACAGGCATTCGCCCAAGTACAATTAATGAGCTGTACCATGAGATTGCAGAGAGAGTAAGCTTCGAACATCTTGACCTGATTTGCGAAGCTCTTGACTGTGAACTCGGTGAATTAATTGTACGGGTGCCAAACCAAGAGCCTAAAATTATACATACTCGAACAGGTAACCATAAGTCAGAAGATAGGTAACGCTGCAACGGTGCCTATCAACATGAAAAGGCGTTCACATGAACGCCTTTTTTATATTACCATATATGAAACTAATTTGTGCTGGAAAATAAATGTACATTACTATTTTACGGTATTAAATGCATAACTGAATTACTTGAAAGTGTTCTCCTTAAATATATGTTTCCTAATTTATGGTATTATGGTACAATAGCCTGTAATATAACTATATAAAAGGGACTTAATATTATTAACATAAAATAATATAGTTAGGGTTTTTGTATATAATATTACTTAGGGGGACACAGAAGATGGATGAGTTGGAAAGCTTAGAAATACAAATTGCAGAGAAGATAAAGGATTATCGAAAAGGTGAGTTATCATTTGAATTAGATGATAAGCACGTTGATAGATGGATTAACCAATTCGATGAAGTCGCTAGAAAACCTATTTTACAAGAAACATTACACTTGATAACGAATTACTATATGGCCGAGTCGGATATAAATGAATATATTAGTCAAATATTAAATCTTAAAGATATATTTACTGATGATCCACGAAGTGAAATGAGTTTAATACAGTTTTTAAATGTCCAAAATAAAGGTAGCAGTCAACAGCGTTTGTTAACATTACTTAATCAAAAATCATTAGAGCTATATGCAAGGGATATTAATTTGAATAATTCAGCAAATATAAAGCAGTATATATATGTTGATGATGGATTATATTCTGGTAGTACGATACGTCATGATATAGAAAGATGGATAGCATATGCTAATCCAAATACGGATTTACATATCGTATTTCTGTGTATGTATACTTTTGGGTATTGGTATTCTAAAAAAAAGATTCAAGAAATATGTGCTACTCGAAATATTAACGTACACTTTTGGCGAAGATATGAATTTAATAATTTCACTCAAAATAGGTATGGGGAATTGTATTATGACTGTTTTTGGCCTCAAGAGGTAGATGATGATAATTGTAAAACATATATAGAGTTAATGAATAATGAAGCGCAGGGAAAAGGATATTCTAACATTCGGACATATAGAAATATATTGTGCAACTCACATATATTTTCTAATGATTTTAATAGAACTATATTAGAACGTGAATTTATGAGGGCGGGGTCATATATAATGACAGTACCAAGTAAATCAAATATTTCAATGCGCCCGATGGGGTATGATAATTTAACATCTATAGGTTTCGGTGCTTTTTTTGTTACGTTTATGAATATATCCAATAATTGTCCGTTAGCATTATGGTGGGGAGATTCAGAGGCAAACATATGGCATCCTTTTTCAAAATGGTACCCTTTATTTCCTAGAAGAGGGAATATAACAGGAGATGATCTTATATGGTAAATTATAAAAAATCCACTTACAATTTAGAAGAATGTATTACATTTTGGAAAACCAATGAAAAGTATGGTGGATTATCGAATATGGCGCCAGGATATAAGATTTTTTATTCGGATACTCAAATTTTAACTTCGGAAGCGCTATATCAAGCATGTAAATTTCCTGATCATCCTAACATTCAAAAGGCAATTATTCGAGAAAGAAGTCCAATTACGGCTAAACGTATTGCTCAGAAAAATTCAAATTTAGTCAGAAAAGATTGGACAGATAATCGAATTAAAATTATGAATTGGAGTCTGCATTTAAAGTTGCTTTATAATTGGAAAAAATTTGGTTTATTATTGGATTCTACTGAAGATAAAATGATAGTTGAAATATCTACCAAGGATGATTTTTGGGGAGCATATAAGGATAATTCAATTTTAGTTGGCTCAAATGTTTTGGGGCGGTTACTCTGTTCTTTAAGGAGTAATTACAGAGAAAATTCTAAAAACAATTATAAAACAATTACCTTAGGGGCATTAGATATACCTGATTTTCGATTGTTTAATGAAAAGATACCGAATTTGACAATCGATATTACCCAAAATTATAATTATGGAGAAACATACTCTGTATTTGATTATTTGAATTAAACGTTGTTTCGAAGAAGAAAATATTACATTGCAATTTTACAAAGCGTGATGTTATTGTGATGCTAAAACATTGTGTAAATAAAAATAATATAGATAATAATTATTTTATTGGAACTATAATTGTATCGTTTTTTCTTAGTTATAACAGAAAACCACCCGACAGACCTCGAGTTTGAATAAAAATTTTGAGCCCGCAAAGCCTTGTAAAATAAGGATTTGTGGGCTCTTTTCTTTTTGCAATGGAACTAGAATGGAACTAGAAACAATCCTGGAGCTTTTCGGCCACCTCATCACGCTTGTGTGGAAACAGGTGGGAATAAGTGTTTAAGGTGGTTTCTACTTTCTCATGACCCAGGCGATCAGCTATGGCCAGAGGGGAGAATCCTAACTCTATCAATAGGCTTGCATGGCTATGTCTAAGATCGTGCAGGCGGATGCGCTTCACTTCCCCGTCTTTGGTTCCCCGGCGCATTTCATGCTCAAAAAAATGTTTGGTATATGGGAATATCCGGTCATGCTTATGGAGCTTGTACAGCCTGCTTGTGTAGTCTTTTAATTCATTACGGAGGAATTTCGGTATAGATATAATGCGGACGCTCCTGGGCGTTTTGGGTGGCGTTATCACGTCCCTGTCACCGATCCGTTGATATGACTTATTGACGGAGAGCTTGCAGTCCTCAAAGTCTATGTCACCATATTCCAGGGCGAGAAGTTCACCGATCCTCAACCCGGTATAGTAAAGGGTGAGGAAACCGGCTCTTGCCTGTGGCTTGTCTGTGATTTTTTCCAGGAACTTTTTAAATTCTTCCGTTGTCCAGAACTGCATTTCTTCTGCATGGCCTTTGCCTATGCTTCCGGCTTTTCTGCAGGGATTTTCTTTTAAGTTGTAATAGCGAACCGCATAATTCATGATTGCAGTCAGTTGGTTATTGATTGTTCTTAAATAGGTTTCAGAATATGCCTTGCCATTATCGTCCCGGTAGGCCATAAGCTCATTTTGCCATTTCCGGACGTTGGCCGGGGTGATCTGGGAGACAGGCAGCTTGCCAAAGAAGGGGAGCAGCTTCTTGTCAATGACATATTGCTTTTGAACGTAGGTGTGTTCCCGTAATCGGTGCTTCATATCCTCATTATATATTCTGACGAAGTTTTCAAAGGTCATTGTAAGATCGGCTTGCTGTGTTTCAAGGAAATTGCGTTCCCATTCCTTTGCTTCCCTTTGAAGCTTGAAGCCACGTTTCTTCCGTTGACGTTTGGTTCCTGTATAGTCGACATAATAGCATTTTACATACCATGTCTTTGTTTTTTCTTCATAGTGAACGGGCATTTATATCATTCCTTTCTCTAAGTGAACGTGTGTTTAGGGTTCACGAAATAAAGGAAACCGGGTATAATAATGGTGAAGTGGTAATCCGGTTCCTATAGGTATCGTGATTATATTAAAAGCTCTAGGAGTTCGCAGCTCTTGGGGCTTTTTTTTGTAACGAAAACTGTCTTTATTTATTGTGCTTTTCAAAGAGTTCGTGTAACTTGAAATTTAAATAGGATTCTGTGGATTTTTCAAGTTCTGTAAATTCATCCATGGTAACAGTGATTGAAGATTCCTTATTATCCACAATAATTATACTGTTAGTTGAAGAATCAGCAGTATGATAAATAAGTCGGTATCCTATTAATTCAAGAACTTCAGATAGTGGTTTATTTATACCAGCAATGGCAGTATTAGTAACTTTTTGCCCATCCCAGTCAACAAGATAGTGAATAGGAATTTCAAGTTTGGCGGCTATGTTTTGAAGAACACTCATAGGAATTTCTACTTCTCCCCGCTCATATTTTTGAATGGAACTTTCGGCCCTATCAATTAATGCAGCCAAATCTTTTTGAGTCTTTTTTTTTGCTTTTCTGTAAGTACTAATATTTTTTCCGATTTCTTTATAATCCATGTTGTTCCCTCCTTCAATAATTTCATTATGATAACAATAACATAATACGTAATTTAATTCAAGTTTTTTCTTGACAACAATAATCATATTGTGTATTATTGACACGTAAGCGTAATTAAATTACGTATCAATAATGGAGGTGAGACAATGAAATTACTGGTTGATACCAAACAGGTATACATCGCTATGGCAGAAAAGGGCTTTAACGGTGCGGATTTAGCCAGAGAAGCAGGAGTTACCCCTACCGCAGTAAGTAATGTACTTAATGGAAAGCGAAGGGGAACTACAAAGGTTTTAGGTAATATCTGTAAGGCTCTGGATTTATCAGTTAGAGATGTTTTACAGGTAGAAGAGTAAAAGTTGTAATGTCACAACTAAATGGCGTTGCCACTTTTGGCAATACACCATATCAACCAAGGACATTCGTCTCTGGCTCGATTGATCGTTCTGGTCAGCCGTAAGAAGTTGTAACATCACAACTAAAAGGGTACTGCAAAACGGAGCCCCCTTCATGTCGTCCGTTTTGGACGGTATTAATGCAAAATCTATGAGGGTATATGTGAAGTAAATATCCTTTCATATCAAAAAGGACATTCGTCCTGGGCTTCCCCCACATTCTGGGGAAAAGGTATGGCTCTGGCCCATACGTCTGCATGAGACGCAGACATTTTCCATTCGTCCTATATGAAGAATGGAGAGGTTTTCAACACGGAAGTCGTAAAGTAAGGTGTTTTCCGCATTCGTGCGGAATTGCAGAAAGGAGCTCCATTATGACAGCAACGGATGTGACAAGATATTTAGCATTGGTAGATCGTAGAATGTTCCCCATAGAGCATTCAGGTATGAGTTGGCGGCCAGAATATGGGCCGGAACTGAATAACATTGATCAGGAGCTTGTTAAACTGCGTAAAGAGATTGACGCAGAGCATATCAGAAGAAAGGAGATAGCACATTGAGTAAATTAATGATTACCGCTGCAGAGGTAGCAAGTATTATGGATTGTTCAGAACGTCACGGGTATAAGTTGATTCAAGAAATGAATGGAGAGCTTAAGGCCAAGGGATTCATAATCAGGGCCGGGAGAGTTCCCCGGAAGTATTTCTTTGAAAGAGTGGGATTAGAGGAGCAGGAGGTAGTGATTTAATGGTGTTAAACCACAATAAACAGATTATTATATCCGTAGCCGGTAATCGTAAGGCTACAGTATGGAAACCGCAGAAAATGATGTGGTCAGACTTTATCACAAGGGTTTCACAGCCAGCAGTTTCTACGGAAACGATACAGGAATACAAAAGTATGAAGAAAGCCCAGCAGGACGATTTAAAGGACGTGGGTGGCTATGTGGGAGGTACTCTAAAGGATAACAGGCGTAAGAACTGTTATGTGTTGGATCGGTGCCTTGTTACCCTGGACGCTGATAGCATTCCACCAGGAGGGGCAGAGGACATTTTAAAGAGGGTTTCTGCGCTAGGCTGCGCCTATGTCATTTATTCCACCAGGAAGCATGAGGGGGCAGCCCCAAGGCTTAGAATCGTTCTTCCTTTGGACAGGATTGTTTCTGCTGATGAATACGAGCCAATAGCCAGAAAGATGGCTGAAATATTAGGTATACATATTTTTGATGGGACTACCTTTCAGAGCGTCCGTTTCATGTACTGGCCAAGTAAGTGCTCTGATGGGGAATGGATCTTTGATTATAGGGACAATCCCTTCTTAAGTGCTGACGGTATTCTATCCAGGTATGGAGACTGGACAAATGTAGCTGAATGGCCAGAGGTACCAGGAGTACAAAAACAGATCCACCAGGGACTTAAAAAACAGGAAGATCCCAGGGAAAAGCCCGGAGTTATAGGGGCGTTCTGCCGAGTGTATGATGTGCCGGGAGCAATAGGGAAGTTTTTATCAGATATCTATGAGGATTGCGGGAACGGAAGGTATACCTATACTACCGGAAGCATGGCTGCAGGTGCGGTTCTTTATGATGATGGACAATTCCTGTATAGCCATCATTCCACTGATCCGGCAGGTGATAAGCTCTGCAATTCGTTTGATTTGGTAAGGATTCATAAGTTTGGACATCTGGACGAAGAAGTGGCAGAGGGAACTCCAGTAAATAGACTTCCAAGCTATAAGTCCATGGGCGAGTTTGCCATGCAGGACGAAGCAGTGAAACAAGAGAAGTTCGAGACTGACGTGGCGTGTTTTTCTAAGCCCATGGAGGAAGCCGGGAAAGAACCTTACCCAGATATTAAGGTAGGTGCAAACGGAAGTGTAACCATTCTTCCTACAACAAGAAATTTGGAAACACTGCTCAAAAATGAGGGCTTAGATATTTCCTATGATATGATCTTGCGGTCGGTGAAAGTAAAAAGCCAGGATAAGACCATAGAAAGCCAGTTTAATGATGGTCCGAACAGTTATGGTAACCTATTGACCTATTGCACAGATCAGCTTGTTCGTGATGGTCTTAGGACAAGCACATCAAAGGTTCATGAGTGGGTGACAAAAATTGCTGATGATCATAAGAGGAACACTGCCCGTAATTATTTGGAATGCAACTTTATAATTTACGGGGGAGTGAAAGGGATAGATAACCTTTTTGCCTGTCTGAAAATCAATGGTGATGAAGCCTTTTATAGAATGCTTTTAAGAAAGTGGCTCTGCCAGTGTGTGGCCATGGCCTATAATGAGAAAGGACTATACGGAGCTGATGGGATTCTGGTTTTAAAAGGACCTCACGGAATCGGAAAAACTTCCTTTTTCAGAAAATGCTGTGTGATTGGTCTGGACTATTTTGGAGAAGGGGCAGAACTTGATGGAAGCAAGGACAAGCTCATGGAATCAACACAAAACTGGATTGCAGAGCTGGGAGAGCTTCCCAGGAGTTTAAAGGATTTAGAATCCATGAAAGCATTTATTACAAGTTCCTCTGATAAGTTCCGTTCTCCTTATGCCAAGAAAGCAGAGGTTCACCCCCGGCTTACGTCCTTTGGAGCAACGACCAACAGTGATACATTTTTAAAAGAGATCGGGGAACGGCGGTTTTGGGTGATTGATGTTGAGGATATAGACCTTGCAGCATTGGATCAGATAAATTTTGAAGCGGTATGGGCCGAAGCAATGGAGCTTTATAAGCTGTTAGGTCAGAAGAGTTTCCGGCTTACTTCTGCTGAAAGGGAAATGCTGCGGAATTCAAATAAGCAGTACCAGATCGTCAGTGATGAAGAAAGATTACTCATGGAAAAGTTGGACTGGGAACAGCCGAGGGATCAGTGGAAGGAGTTCACGGCTACAGCCCTGTGTGAGTTGATGGGAGCCGGGAAAGGGCTGTCAGCGGTTAAGGTGGGACGGGCTTTAAAGCGTATCGGGTATGAAAAAGACAGTGAAGATTACCCTATGAGAATAAGCCACGGCATAACCACATACTCCACCCCAAGTAAAGTGAAGTTCTCCTCTGATTTTATATTCGGAGGTGGAGAGGTGGGGAATAGGTGACGTTGGTTTCCGAATATCCCCACCTTGTGAAATCCAGTAAAATCAAGGGTTACACGGCTATTAGGTGGAGAGGTGGAGATATATTCATATAAATAATAATTATTTAATATTAGAGGGAGTAGACCGGGATATATACAATCTAAATCGTCTAATCAGTATTATAAATAATTTACCCGATTTTATCCCCACCCCCACCCCCTGTTGTAAAAGAAAGGAAAAGAAAACATGAAGAATCAGAGTAAGACAGGCAGTGAAAATGGTTTTCGTACTATTCGGGAGCCAGGAGAAATTAGTACCCAAAAGTACAAGGCTGATATGGGAACTAAAATGTTTTTAGCTTCAAAGTCAAAGAAGAAAGGCAAAAAAAAATAATATGGCTTATATGAACAATCGACTTGATCCGGCAGACGCTTTCCGGAACTGGCTTAAGTATCAGACGGAATTAGTATCCATTGCAATGCAAGCAGGATATACCAGGGATCAGGCAATAGAAATGCTGAAAATTTATACCCTGGAAGGAATTAAGGTTCATATAGGGGTTATCAGTCAGAGCCACTAAATAAAAACAGCCCCACAGGAAGTTGGCGCTTCCGCAGGGCCATAGCAGCCGAAACCGCTAAACGAACACCTACATAATAGCATGGTTCCGGCGAGAAATCAAAGGAGGATTTTGTAAAATGAAATATGAGCAATTCATTAAAGAGGTCACCCCGTCAGTGAATGAGATTATTTGTGAATGTCTGAAAATGTCTGACGAAGGGTACCAGGAATACAAAGAAGATATAATGAATGGCGTTATTGAAACCAATGTTCCTTACTTATTAAAATTCTTTCAAGTGGTATTTGAAATCATCGAGAAGCATAGAAATTCTGATAATGGGAAGGAGAAGAAAATATCATGATTACTAAAAATGCAATAGAAAAAGCAGAAGGTGTGGAAGTACCTAGCCGCTTTTCGATTTCAGTAAGTCAGATTACAGAACTTCATCACCATTACTCTGATAGCTTAAGATTCGGAAATGCTCTTTTTCGCCTGGGATATATGCAGGGCATGAAAGCAGCACAGGCAGAAATGCGGAAGGGAAAGTAATATGCAGAAAATGATCTTAGTTCCGGTTGAGCAGTACAGCCGCATGATAGAAAGTAATAATAATGCCGCAAAGGAGTTGCAGGAGGTAAGAGAGCAGTTTAAGGCAGCCGTCATTCAGAAGGAGATAAAAAAGGCATTATACAATAAGATAAATGATGATGATCGTGAGGTGTTATCTGCGATTGAGAATAAAAGGTATGGTATTACAGTTGCTATTTGCGTAGCTTTCCGTTACGGGGTAATGCGGGGGAAACGGGCGGAAAGAGACAGAAAGAAGAAGTCAGAGAGATTTAAACAGAATTCAGATGTGACCCAGGAACTTAAACTCTATGACTACATGGACAAGCACAACTGTGATCGGGACGTTGCGGAGCTTCTTCTCCGGGATCAGGAAGAAGATAGGAGCAACGCATGACCAGACAAGACGTTATCAATAATATTGTAGCAAGTTATGGGTATTGTGATATTCCTCTTGAATGGTTAGAGGATTTAATCAATAGTTGCAGAGAAAAAGGCTTCTCCTATCAGGCAGCATATAACCGGATCAGGCTGGAGATAGGCGCCGCAACGGGTACCAGGGAAGTATTCACCGTAGCAGAAACAGCGGAAGCCCTGGGCGTGTCAAGGGATAAGGTGCTTAAGGCAGCCAAGCGGCTAAATCAGGAAGCGGAAGCAGCCGGAGAAGGGCCGGACCGATATTACAAAAAGATTGATCCGGATACGATCCACCGGTTTGTTATTCAGCCGGGAAAACTGTAAGGCCGGGAACAGAAGTTGCGATATCGCAACAGAAAGAGAGGAACGCATGAACGTTTTCTTATACAGGCTTGCCATTTGCTCCATGGTTATTAATTGCCTTCTGGCGGCAGCTTTCGGCTATTTGGTGAGGTGATTATCATGGTAAAGATTAAAGTATCCTATGAACGGCCTGAGGAGCTTAAGCGGATATTGGACAGGCTCCGGCCAGAGGTTAAGAGTCTGAAGGTTGCCAGGAATCAGGAAGGACAGTTTAAAAAGGCATATATTGAAGTAAAGGAGTGAAAGGGAGCACCTGGGAAACTGGGTGCTTTTCTTTTGGATAATTTTGGTGTATGATAAATGTGCCTTTGGAGGTACAAATGAAAAATTATATAAAACTAATAAAACTTCGTTTAACATCTGCAGAAGTTTTAAAAGAAGATAAAGAAGAGTTAAGAAATACTAAGTGGTTAGCAGAATTTATAAAAGGTGCAATCGTTTCAGTTATGACTATAACCATTTTATTTTGTATGCGCCAATATTCGCCCGGAAATAAGAGTGGAGCTGAGTTAGAGAAATATTTGAAAAGTAAAATATGTGCTAGTATAAAGGAAATTTCGCTTAATGACATGAAAATTGTTATTCCTTACAGTGGTTCGTATGAATCATTATCAGATTCCAGTGTTTTAGTTACTTATAGCAAGTATACCACGGCTGGAAACAGGGGAAGAGTTATTGCTTTATTCGAGAGAGAAAATGAGAGCTTACTTAATCAAATTATTGGTTCTGCCCCAGCTTATGATGTATCATTCATAAAATTTATTGAAGAAGATTATCCGGATGATAATATTCTCTACTACACTGGTGTTGATGTAAGAGATATTGATTCAGATGGTAATAGTGATATTTTTTTAAGCCTTCAAACAAATTATGCCTCAAGAATTACGCGTGCCCACGTATTGCTAACTAAAAAAGATGGAGAATGGAAACTTGTTTCACCACAACCAGAAGTATTTAGTAAGGAAGAAGCCAAAATAGATGCAAAAGGATATAGTTTATATTATGATGTCTATGATTTTAAAAATCCATATGATAATATTGTTGAAAGAATATATGGATTATCTCATAACGGGAATGTTTATGTCGTAGAAAATCCATTATTAGGAGGAGTTGACTTATGTTATGAAATAGGTGCGAATGATGGAACAATTGGTTCTTCTTTTAATACCCATTATGCCTACTTTATGTTTCAATTAGTAAATGGGAAATTAATAAAAGATGATAACTGGAATGGTGGAGAACCTTTGATACTTGAGTCTGGCAGTAACTTTGCTGACTATAAAGATTCATATTGGGGATATGCCCCGGGAACAAATTTATGGTTTTATGGCCCCCTTGATTCAGAGGAATCAAATAAATAAAAGTAACCTTTAATAATGGTTTTTAGTTTTTAAGGGGTGGCATTGCTTGTGAAAATGAATATTAAAAACACTTGTAATCCCCATAGAATCAGGCTTTCCTCTTGCATACCCCCTCCCCATCTGGTATAATATCTATAAGTAAACAAAATATTGACGAGTACCCCAGGTCATAACCTGGAAGCCATAATAAGGCGTGGGAATAGCGATTCATCAAATTGATGGTTCGTTGTTCCTGCGTCTTTTTTTGTTTGCAATATTTAGAGAGGAAGGAGTGGAAGGAATGTTTACCGGAAAAGTAGAATGGTTTGACCAGAAGAAGGGTTACGGCTTCATTGCCGGCTCAGATGGAAAGAATGTGTTCGTACATTATTCCAATATTTTGGTTGATGGATATAAGACTTTAGAAACTGGCCAGAGGATCAGCTATGATGTGGAGCAGACGAAGAAAGGCCCCAAGGCAATTAATGTAGTGATCCAGTAGGAAAGGAAGGATATGCAATGAGTAAGAAAACAGAATTAATCAATCTTTTTAAGGAATTTAAGAGTCGGTATGAAACGGTGCAAGCCCAGGTGGAAGGAGTCCGTAAGAATGTAGCCTATACAGAGATCGGCAGGGAACAGGCCATTAAGCAGCTTCTTGATGGATTCGCTCCTACAGTTCAGCTCTATCATGATAAGGCCATAGCAGCCATAGATCAGGGCCTTGAAGGACTGGCAGAGAAATGGAAGAAGGGCAGCACCGGGAAACTATTTGATGCAGGATATCAGGCCGGGCTTTCCAATGTGGTAAAGATGTTGGAAATGGGAGCCGTAACCGAAAAAGAGGACGTACAGAATATCATTGATACATACATGGGAGATTATAGTGCCCAGTCTCTCATTAAGATGGTTCTGGTTAAGAGTGAAAACATAGCCTTGAAGGATTGCGCTCTACTGATCCCTGTAGATAACCGGGAGTATAACAGGCGGCTTCTGGGGCAGCTCCGGGACAATGTGGATCAGACTATGAACATTTACACTTTCAATCAAGGATTGGCCAGTGTTTCTATGTCCATGGACAGCTTTGTACAGTTCGTAACGGATCGCCTGGGGGATAACCTGGAATTGATTGCTTAGAGAAGGAGAGGAAAATAATATGGTTAAGTTTGTAGAAGAGATTAGAAAGATTATAAAAGAGTTTAATGCGTTACGTGAAGCCACGAAGGGTAAAACAGCGTCCATTATGAAGGATGAGCGGTATTCTGATGATTTTAAGCGTAATCTGATTGCCCAGGAGAAACAGGCTTGCAAGGCGATCCAGGAAGAACTTATCTCCAAGGCTAAGAAGATTACAGAGGACGCAAAGAATGAGCAGTTAAAGGGTAAGACGGTGGGAACCAGGGATCAGGCTTTTGACATGAAGTTGAGCAATGTCCTGCAGCTCCTTAAGACTATTGGGGATTCTATGACCCTTGAAGAACTTACCGAGTTGGTAGAACCGTTCCGGCAGGACTACTATACCATGAACTTGCTGCGGAAAGTATTTGTAAAAGGGAATATCAAGGGTGTGATGGAGATATTCGGCATTGACAAGATCGACCACAATGTATCAGCCATGGACGAGCTCATGAAGCATCTTTCCCAGGAGTTTAACCGGGACATTGAACAGGCTGATACCATGCGCTTGCTGATTACATTGGAGATCATGAAGGAGTGATGAATATGAACTATAAAGACTATACGAATCCAGAAACAGGGGAAAGAACTATAAACGGTGTATATGTGGGAATAAGACACGGCGGTGCGTTAAGGGATGCGTTGGCACCTGATTCAGATGGGTATGACCACCTTAGAAAAATCAATCGTTCTGGGTCTATGCTGCAGGATTCCGCTGCGGATAAAAACGTTACATCAAATGAATAAGAAAGGTGCCCTGGACTTTCCTTTGTGATTGCCTGGGGCATTTTGATAAATCGGAGGTAGAATCATGGATAAGATAGATCGGTTACTTATGAAGGCGCTTCCCAGGCTTAGCATTACACAACGCCTGGAAGAAAACAACCCATACTTGGGTAAGCCCTGTATGGAGCTTTTGGAGCTTCTGGCCGGAGACAATTATCAGGCGCCGGAAATGAAAACCCCGGAATGGGATCAGTTCATGTATGCAATAGTGCACGCTTCCGGTGAGGGAGGATTAACAGAATGAGAGGTGATTAGATGGCACGGGTAACACTTAAGACCAGGACAGCTACGGAAGTACGCCGGACGCTTTCCAGGGTGGCCAATATGGTGGTGAACGGTGAAATGGATAATAAGACGGCCAATACTATTATATTAGCCTGTAATGCAATACTGTCTGCAATTAGAACAGATGATCAGCAGAAAAAGATTGATGAATTAGAGCGGATTCTAAGCCAGACCAGATAGGGGGAGATCGGGACATGACCAACGAGGAACTTGTAATCAGGATTAAAGCCGGGATAGATACGGCAGAAAATATGCTTACCCTGTACAATCAGGTAAAAGCATTCATTCATACAATAGCCTGGAAGCACCGGAGCTATGAAGATGTGGAGGACTTGGATCAGGAAGGGTATCTTGCCTTGTACGATGCCATAGACGGCTATGATCCAGAAGCCGGTTGTAAGTTCCTCACCTATGCGGAATACTGGATCAAGCAGCGCATTGTCAGGTACATAGAACGAAACTCCTCTTCCTTGCGCCTTTCCTTCCAAAGTCAGGCACGTTTACGGCAGTATAAACGGTTCTATGATTCTTTCATGAAAGAGCATGGCCGGGAACCGTCAGAAGCGGAGACAGCAGTCCAAATGGGCTTAAGTATAGATCAGGTTAGAGATATCTATAGAAACGCTTGTGTGGCAAATCCGGGAAGCCTGGACGCTCCTGTAAAGGGATATGAGGACGAAGGTCTTACCTTGGGTGATGGCGTTCCTTCTGGTGAGGATATGGAATGTAATACACTTGATCGGTTGCAGCATGAACAGCTCAAGGCGGTGCTATGGGAATGTGTGGACAGTTTACCGGATAGACAGTCGGAAGTAATCCGCAAGCGGTACCAGGAGAACATGACCATGGCAGAGATTGGGAGAGAGCAAGGTGTTAGTCTGGAAGCTATCAGGCAGCATGAAGCCAAAGCTATGAGAGAGCTGCGGAAGCCTAAGAGATCAAAGCAATTAAGACCATTTCTGCCAGAAGAGGAACGTATCTATAGCATGGGTCTTGTTGGGAATGGTGCGGAGCGGTTTAATAGGACATGGACCAGTTCTACGGAGAGGGCGGTTATAGCAAGGGAAGAACTGGCAGAACGGATGGAAGAGCATAAACGGTGGCTTGAGGAGTTGCGACGGTCTCAACAGGAAAGGAGAGCTGAAAAGTCGGCTATGATGTAGAGGTAAGAGGAAAATTACTCTTTGCATACTGCTAGCGGGTGCTCAGTTTATACCCCGTTCGAACAATGTGTAGAACGCCCAATAATGAGGTTTCAATTTGATGGAGGGTTGCGGACAGATTGTCCCCCTCAGTTTGCAGGGGTCAACATGATGTAGAACTCTGGTATTCAACATTAGTGTTGAATGGGGGGAGCACAGAATGGTACCCCTACCGTTTGTCATTAGGACGAGCGTAGGAACCCTTTTAAGGATTGTTATGGTGAGCAAGGGTCGGTATTTTGTACCGATCACAGCCGGATTATGCTATTGAAAGATTGGGGTTTTATTTTTTCGAGTTTTGATTTATACTTAAGAAAATATGTAAAGGAGATGAGTTACAAATGAGGAGAAATGAAAAATTATTTATTTTTATTAGCATTATAATAGACGTTATTCTTACTTTTTTATTATTACGTGTCAATATGATAGGACTGTTATATATTGCAGTGCTTTTTTTGGTTATGGTAGAATTTAATATGTATGGCTCATTTTTTGTAAGAGTCAGTAATACCAGTTATTCGCAAATAGAAAAATTATACCGCGATAAGAAAAATAGGTATAAAGGGCTATATACATATTTTTCAGAATTATGTAAAGAATTAGATGCAGAAGATAAATTTTTTATACGTACAATCAAAATTAATAACGCCACTGATAAAATATTTACACCTTTTCTTGCGGTAATGCTTACTCTGTTTACACTTCTATATAATAATTTCGAAAAAATATTAATATCATTTGCAAATATAATGTGTGATTTTCTAAATTTTGAAATCACAGAAAGCATTTACAAGATTATAAAAAATGGTGTTGGTGTGTTCTGTTTTTTTACCCTTGCCTATCTTTTGTTTTTATTTAGAAGAATGGTTCATTCAGTAGCAATAAGAACTTATGTTAATTATGTAATTGAAGATGTCGAACGTGATAGATGCACTTATAATAACCATGGAGTATCCAAAAATAAGATAATTATTAACAGCTTGGAGAGTGAGTAACATATCTTTCAATCTAAATTAAACGCTAATAAATAGGCGAGTATCCGACTTTCCAAGCTCTTCCTTTTATATAACAAAAATGAGTATTTGTTTTTAATGTCTACTAGGATAAGTATGATAGTAGAAAATAGTGCACCTGTCGAAAGATGGGTGTTTTCTTTTGAAGTTTTTTGGTGTATGATGAAAGAAAAAGGAGGGAAAAACAATGAAGTGTGGATGGTGTAATGGAACAGGAAAGTTTAAAGAACCAAACGACAAGAAGGTTTTTGAAAAAGAATTTGATAGATTGGATGCTCCTGGGACTTTAACAATGGGAGAATGTAGGGAGAGGGCTTTGAAAGAAGCGGGATTTACAATTGTTGATTGCCCAGAGTGTGGAGGAACTGGAGAAAAAGGATAGGGGGAGAAACATGGCAAGGTTAAGTAAAACTTTAGGTTCTAGCATTCCCGAAAAATATCAAAAAGAAATGTCTCAATGTTATTTTTGTGGGGAGCAAATAACACACGGAGGAATGTGGGCGGGAGATGAACATCACTTAGGGGTATGCAAGGAATGCTCTCCGCTTTTAATTGATTGGTATGTAGATACAGTAATGGATACAACAGGCTTTGAAAAACTGAATTTGGACGAAAAAAAGAAAGAAGTGTTTAATGTAGTTGAAAGAAGACTGGAGAAGAAAGAAGGGTTACTAAAGCAAATGAACAAGGATAAGGGTTTACATAAGCTTGGAATTAGATATTATTCTGAACTTGGAATTATAGATTATTTCGGACTAACTTTATCAGTTGATGAGATGAAAGGGCGCTTAAAAGAAGTTTCTCCATTTGGATCAAATTTGGCACTTGGTTACGGTGTTTTTGAATCAGAGGATATAGATATAGCTGTTGAGGAAATTAAAAGTTTAATAGACAAAAAGTGGGGAGAATCACCACACACGGTAAGATTTTTCGGAGTTCCGGATTTTGATGGTCTTAATTTCAAATTATGCGCCATAGCAAAGATTGAGAATAATGGAAGTACTATCATATTTTCGGAGAATAAAAAGATTTTACAATTTTTAGAAACCTGGGGAGACGGGGATCCTACTATATATGAAGTTAAATAATATTGTTTTGTGATGGAACTAAAATGGAACTACAAAATTGTTCATACATTGCAAAACGAACATACTTTCGATAACACTTCATAAAATACCCTGTAAAACAGTGTTTTCATCATATATCAAAGTATAAAGACGTGAGTTTGAATAACTAAAAAAATCCGGTTCTATACTGAATGTTGGGGTGTGCTTGAAAAGCACACTTCCAACATTCTTTTTGTTGTAATAAAATACATCTAT